TCAGAGACGGCTTACGCCATCTGAAACTTCGCTTACGCTCGTTTCTTTTTTTAACTTACGCAGTTGTAAAAAACTTGAACGCAGTATGCGTTCTCTGTGGTAGATGAGCAGTCACAATTCGGCTATCTCTAGCCGAACTGACTAAACTCTGTGGTGAGTTCACAGTCACTATACATCGCTACTTGCGTCGGGCGGTTGTGCTGTACCCGTTTGCTCATTCATTACAACGCGAATCTACCAAACCCCTGTATAATGGTTCTTGGTAAATCTGAGGTCTATCTTTTTCTAGGAGCCTCATCATTTTTTGCTGTCTGCATCTAAGGATTCACCTGTCGCATTTCTGCCGCATTTCCTTGCTCACTGGTTGCGATGCTATGTTTGCCTGATTGAAATTGAGATGTGCCTATCGCATATGTTTATATGAGTTTTCTTTGTAGGTCAATCTTTTTGGCTTTAAATATGGCTATGCATTGGACTTATCAAGGAAATGAAATTACCAATATGCCAGAAAACGTTGTGGGATTTGTGTACCTTATTACAAATACAACCAACGGTAGGATGTACGTAGGTAAGAAACTTGCTAGATTTAAAAGATCCAGACCACCACTGAAAGGCAGAAAGAACAAGCGTAGATACAAGGTTAATTCTGATTGGCAAGACTATTACGGGTCAAGTGATGATCTCACTATGGATGTTAATAAACTAGGCAAGGACAAGTTCAAGAGAGAAATACTTTTTTTCTGCAAGTCCAAAGCAGAACTATCTTACGTTGAGGCACGTGAGCAGTTTGCACGTAAGGTGCTAGAAACAAACGATTACTACAATGGGCATATACGTGTAAGGGTACACGGTAAAGGCATATTGAAATAAATGCATCTACAAGATATTAAATGGTTACACGTTGAACCATCCACTAGATGCAACGCATGGTGCAGTGGATGTGGACGTAACAATTTCGGCTATGGACTCAGCGGTGTGAAGGTCACGGACCTGCCGGTTGATAAGTTGTCCGACACAATAGCAAAGTTGCCGTCTTTGGAGACTGTGCAACTATGCGGAGTTTATGGTGATCCTTGTGCAGGTAAACTAATTGACAAGCATATAGATGTATTGGCAAAGGCCGGAGTATCGGTCCAATTACAGACCAACGGCAGTTTACGGACAAAAAAATGGTGGAAAGAACTTCCGGATAGACTACCCGATTTGGAAGTTTGGTTTGCTTTGGATGGATTAGAAGACACTCACAGCATTTACAGACAAGGTACCAATTGGAAAAAGGTTATCGGTAACGCAACCTCATTTATACAAGCAGGCGGAAAAGCAGTTTGGCAGTTTATTCCGTTCAAACACAACGAACACCAAATTAAGGACTGTATGAGGATGTCCGCCAAACTTGGATTTCGAAGATTCGAATTTATTAAAAATGCAAGATATCATAAAAAGGCATTTGACTATAGAACAGGAGAGCCTGTAAAAATAGAACCATGGTCAGGACATCGCAAACAATGGGAAAGGAAAGATGGTATACTGCACAAGAACACTCTCGGTGTTGAAAACAACACAGTGCAGACAAAGGACTGTATGCATTTAGCATTGAAAAGTCTTTTTCTAAGTGCCTTGGGTAGACTTACACCTTGTTGTTATTTGGAAAAGACAGAACACACTTCAGTAGATATACTGAGCACAATCAAACAAAAAAATTACATACCCACTTGTCTTACAATGTGTGGAACGTGCAAATAAAAAACCCCCGACTAGTAAAAGCCGAGGGTTCTAAGAATTGCAATTCAATATTAATTACGCCGCAGTTTTTGCCGCGTTCTTAACTTCCTGAATTTCTTTTCTTCTTGCTTTGATCAATTTAGAAAGATTTGCTAATGCTTTTCTGGCTCTAGTAGCCGAAGCCTTAACGCCTTTCTCTGTGAACTTGCTGTTCTCTTCAGAGTAAGTTTGAATCTCTGTCATGATCGATTCATGTGTTTGTGACATATTAATTGTCCTTCCTATGTTCGTACGATATAATTAATTAACATATGTTTAATTTAAGCACACAAGAAGTGGTTTTGTCAATAGAAAATACACCTTTGGTAAATTTAGACGGTTTAGTTTACCAAGAATATAATAATTTTTTTGGTAATAGTTTCAACTTGACGTTGGATAATAAAAAAAGTTTTGAAAAATTGGAAAAACAAAAAGATTCAAATCGTGTTAAGTTGAGAGATGATGATATAGACATGAAGAAACTTAAAATTTTTTTTATGAATTCTAAGATAACTCAGGCCCTAAAGAAAAAATTTAACATAGATCTAAAATTCAGTTCGCTTGATGTGTGGATTGACGGTAAAGGTTATTCCTTGACACCTCACGTTGATGATCCAACAATCAAACTGCATCTGCAGATCTATCTATCTAACAATAGTGTTGGCACTAGCCTTTATGGAAAAAATAAAAAAAAGTTGCACACATTTGATTTTGAAAAAAATAAAGGATATGCATTGTTAAACAACGAACACAGTGTTCATGGAGTAGATGAAGTAACACAGGATGGGAGGATCAGTCTTTATGCCAGATATTCGTAAAGAATCACTTACAGAAAAACTTTTTCATTTCAATGACAAAAAAATTACACAAATTAAAAGTGATTGGTTCAACTCAGTGAACAGCAAAATAGTTTCTGCAGGAGAGATCAAGAACAAAGCAAAGGAATGGTTTTTAGATAGTAAACTGAACACAGTTACAAACACCCAAGATCTCAAAACAGATTTGACTTACGGTTGCACAGATTTTATAAACAATTTTATTTCCAGGGAAAAAACATACCAAGTTCTTGAAAACGAGTACTCCTATTATTCGCTTTTTGGAATGAAAGGTACCCCTATTGATCAGTTACAGCCTAACAGCATTGTTTTGGTATCTTTGCCTAATTACAATTTTGGAAACACTAGGCCAGATTGGGATGATTTTACAAAGACATGTGAGAGTAAAAATATTGAAATACACATAGATGCCGCTTGGTACACTGCAACAAAAAATTTTGGTTTAGATATATCTCATCCTAACATTAAAAGTATTGCATTCAGTATAACAAAATCAGGATTTGAATGGAACAAGTTTGGCATAAGACTTTCAAAACAAAAGACAATTGACCCAATTACTGTGAGAAATCATAACACCAACTGGATCAATCAAAACGTAATAAATTGTGCAGATTACATTTTTGATAACATTCACGTTGATTATCCATGGGCAACACACATAAACCACTATAACGAGATATGTGACAAATTGAATTTAGACAGCACCAATTTTATACATGTGGCAAAACAGGATGGAAAAAATGTTGGTGTGGCGAAAATACTAGAACAGTATTAGATTACAATATCAACATCATTTGCGTAGTTCGTAAAGCCGTTTTCTTTAGTAACTTTTAAGACTGAGTTTACTCTGCTGATAAGTTCGTCTTTGTGTGATATTAAGAATATGTTTTTCTGTTGCGTTCTGCTCATGTCTTTCAGCACAGCCATAGAACTTTCAACACCTGATATGTCCATACCTGCGTCCACAAGTTCGTCTATGAACAGCAAGTTGATCTGTTGATAAAGGCTTTCCCATACATCTCTGAACGCCCAACTCAGACTCAATATCAATCTGTTTCTTTCACCTCTGCTTAAATTGTCAAAGTCTAATTCTCGGCCCAGTTCTTCAATACGCACACTCAGGTCAGATTGGAAAGTTACAGTGTGTGGCAATTTCACCTTGCCCAGGAAGTATGCTAGACGTTGGTTCAGGTATGTTAAGTTCTGTTCTATTATCCTTGTTCTTATGAACGAGTCTTTTGCGGTCAACAATTTGTACAAGAAGTCTTGGTGTCTGTGCAGGTCCTCCAGTTCGTTTGCTTTCTCAAAATCAATCTTTTGTATTGCTGTTTTTGTTAATTCCTCAACCTGTTCTGCATATGGATCTTGCTTCTTCTCGTTTTGCTCTAGTTGTCTGTTGAGGTCTTTCAAAGAACCTTTGTGATTGTATGCTTCGTCCATGGTATCATAATACGTATCTGGCATATGGCCTAGGTCACCTATTGTATCTATGTCCTGTTGTATTTTTGCAAGATCAGATTCAAGTTTTGAACTGTATTCTTTTGCTTCCGTTAGTGTTGCTTTAAGTTTGTCCACGAGATGGGTGTGCTTATCGTCCTTTAATTCTTGTTCACAAGTTGGACATTTTTGTTGTGCCGCGTACTCCAGATCGCTTTCAGTTTTTTCTACAGTGCTTTTTGCTTTGGTAAACGAATCTTCATGATATGCTTTTTCTTTCTGTAAACTCAATAATTTTATGTAATTCTCGTTGTGTTTTTGTAGACGTTTGTGGGCATCCAGTTCTTTTTTTATATCTACTTTTTCTAATTCTGCTATCGCTTCTGCGAAACTTTTTGAATCTTCTTCTTTCTGTGTTTGCCAAGCACTTGATCTTATCTTCAAACTCTCAATTGATTCTGTGATCTTTTCATTAGATGCAACTCTGGCGTCTATTTTTAATTTTTCTTCAGTCAACATCTGTTTGGTTGCTTTTTGTTTTTCTTTTAGCAAATCTGCTTTTTGTGAAAGCAAAGTAATACCAAGCAACTGCTCAATAATTTCCCTTTGCTCATTTGCTTTAGTTGATAAGAATGGTTGTGTGTATGTGTTCAATGCAATTATGTTTTTAAACATTGCATGGGTCATACCCATCAACTTGTTTATCTCTATCTGTGTTTCTCTGTTCTCACCTTGTGCTTCGTTGCTTTCAACATTTTGTTCTATGTTGTTTGCATAGAATTTGAATATTTGTGGTTTCCTTCCACGTTCAATTGTGTACTCAACATTATTTTTTACAAATTTAACACTGACCAACATTCCTTTTTCGTTGGTCTTATTGACAAGATTGTCTCTTCTAATATTTGTTAGTGCTTCGCCAAAGAACACATATGACAGTGCATTGATGATTGTTGTCTTACCAGTACCATTCCTAGCACCTGCATCGTCGCCGCCCAGATCTAAATTTTCACCAATAACCAATACTAAATTTTTGTTGGCAAAATTTATTGCTTGGGCCTGGTTTCCCACGCTCATGAAATTTTTGACTGTAAGTTCTTTAATCGTTAGCAAGTTGTTTCTTCTTCCATTCGTTGTAGCCTCGTAGCCATTCTTCCTGTGTTACAGGTTTTGCAAGTTGATCCAAGAGTGACTGTTTTGTGACAGGTTGCTCAAGATCACCTTTTAAAACTTTTATCAATTTCTTTTTACTAATTCTGGACATCCAAATCATTATAGATTGCTGTTAATATATTTTTGTCATATGTTTCAGAATCTACTCCTTGTAATTGTTTTATAACAATTTGATCTACACTGTCAAACTTTTGCACTTCAACAGTTGGTTGTTGTGCATTGTCTACTTGTTCCGGTATAAGTTGTAGTTCTCTCAATTGGTATTTTTCTATAAATGTTTCTCTGACAAAATTCGCCTCCTCATATGAAATCTTAATATCTAAGGTTACTCTCACATACATTTTTGGCTTGAGATATTTGTCAGGATCTTCTAATAGTTCGGAAACTTTGATTGTAATATATCTCGGCATGTCTGGCCAGTTTATGTATTTTGGTTTGCCACCCATTTCTATCACCATCATGCCTCGATCATCATCCCAAGCATCTGCATAATTGTGTGGAAATGCGTTGCCCATGTATGTGACATTCTTCATTACTTGCCTTTTATGGAAGTGTCCTGAAAAAACTTGTCCGCAGTTTGCAAAATGATCTGTCTGTATTCCTCCTACATCAGGCATTTCCACCATTGCATTCATTTTGAAATATGGAAGTTCAAAATGTCCGAACACATATTTTTGTTTCATTTTTTGGATTTTTTTCCATTCATCTCCAACTATCCACGGTATGATTGCAACGTCATCTTCCACTATCCATTCGTTGACAAGATGTATGTTTGGGATATTTCTTATGAATTCCATTGAGTTGATTTCTCTTTTTTCTCTGTAAAACAAATCGTGATTGCCCATTATCACATAAACTTTTTCAAATGCCGCACCTAATCTTTCCATATTTGATACAGTGTAGTTCATTGTGGACACGTTTGTACTTGCTCTGTGGTGGTGCCAATCCCCTAGAAATATACAGGTTTCGCAACCATGTGCTTTGGCTTGTTCTATGAACCAATAAATGAACGCTTCACAGTCGTCGTTGTGTACACGACTGTTGCCCTTCATTCCAAAGTGTATGTCAGTGAAACAAGCAACTTTTTTAAAAAACATAGGTTACCATTTCTTTTTAATTATTGGTTTGTGATCGGTCATGTCTACTTTCTTGTAGTTTACCTCTTTAAAGTCTTCTGAGTCGAGTGTACCTTTTTTCTTGTATATCTTGTTTAATTTTTTTATACCTGTCTTGTTAACAATTTTACCTTCGCCATGTGCAGATTTTATTCTTTTCTTGTAACTGGCTGTACCTGTTTCATTCTCGTTCTGTCTTGTGAAACTTGGCATCATGTTGTTGAATTCTAAAAGGTCATCCCTTATTGCTTGATTTTTCTTTTCAATGTTCAGTATTCTTGTGAAACTGTTCGTTATTGCCGCTGTGTAATATGCAAATGGGTTGTCCGATTTTGATTCGTCAAACTGTAAACCAATCTGACTCAACTGCATCAGTGCCTGTGATTGCATTTCGTCATTGTACGTGTAGCCTCTCCAGTTTGCTCTGGTACCATACCTCTCACACAACTTCATGTACATCAATGCCAGTTGGTTCGTCATTTTTCCGTGATCCGCTGAGAAATGTCCGTTGTCCATTCCACCAACCCAATGGCTTTTGCCTACACATTTGGGTTTGTTCTTGCTGTCAACCCTGAAGTGTTGAAATGGCGGAAAGTTCACTTTGCTGTGATGGTCTGCTGTCTGTTTTGGATTCTTTTTTCTTTCGCTGTCCATGGGTATGTGGTCAAACATCATTACCCTGAACACCAGATCTGTTTTATCAATTTTCCTTGGCGATACTGTGTAGTCTGCAAGTTTTATTTTCTTTATTCCTGCCGCTTTGGCCTGTTCCCACGCTTCTTGTGTCAATCTCTTGGCCCTGTTCTTTTTCGCTTCTGCTATGGTCCTCACATTTATTTTCTTGAGATTTGGCACTATGATATCGTACTGTGAATCCTCTGTATTCACATATGAGCAATATGTGTTCTTGCTGGCGTGTATCTGTATGAGCAGATCTCGGTTGTTTAGGTATTTTACTCTCTTCATGTTTCTCCAATATTGTTAGTGTAAAAGTGACCACAAACAGGTCTGTTAAATCGTGCCGTGTGGGTAATTAAGTGCGCCTAAAATAATGCCTATAAATATAGTTAAAGTATACAAAATTTTGAAAAGGAAATCAACCAGTAAAGATGCCATTAAAAGCAATAGGAACAGCAGTAAAGAACGTAGCGACAGGATTCTTTAACCGAACCCTCGCAAGGCTATCAGGTTCTGGTATTAACAGGGATCTCAGACTAACGCGAGCTCAGGCAAAATGGTCTGGCAGACAGGACAAAACAGACTGGCGTGTGAGATTACAGGTGCCACAGGGATCACCCCTGGAAGGATTCTTTGATTTCGATAACAATGAATTACTGAAACCCCTGGCCGAATCTAGGGGAATATTTTGGCCATTGACTCCAGCGGTTGTGATACAGCATTCTGCAAACTACAATCCACTGGCAGTGACCCATAACAATTATCCTGCTCAGGCGTATCAGAATTCACAGGTCGACCAGATGAACATCATTGGAGAATTTCCAGTACAGAACTCCGATGACGCCAAGCACTGGGTAGCCACAGTGAATTTCCTACGTAGTGCAACAAAAATGTTTTTCGGAAAGGACACAGACAACCTCAAGGGGAATCCACCACCGATCATGCACTTGTTTGGTTACGGTGATCACATGTTCCACAAGATACCTGTTGTGATAAATTCGTTCAACGTTGAACTGAGACCAGGCATAGACTACATATCTACTAGGCAGAATGAATCAGACTATACTTCTGCCAGAACCAGAGAGAAACTACTGGGCCTCCCGGCATTGGAAACAGACCAATCTTGGGCACCAACCCTGTCAAACATTTCGGTACTGATAACTCCTGTCTACTCGAGAGAATCAATCAAGGAGTTCTCAATGAAGAAATTCGTCAACGGTGAGTTGAACGGCAAAGGAGCCAACGAGGTAGGATTCATCTAATGGCCAAGTATTCATCCACATCACCATATTTCAACACACCCCAGAACGCCATCAACCTGGGCACACTGGTACCGAGGACATTGACAGCAGAACAAGACGATCAAAGTTACACCATTGAAAGAACATATGCGTACAGGCCCGACCTGTTGGCATTTGACCTTTATGGCTCACCGAGGCTTTGGTGGGTGTTCGCACAGCGTAACCCAGATCAGATCGAAGACCCCATATATGACTTCAAACCAGGAGTGACCATACAGTTACCAAAGCCAGCAAATGTTTCTAAAGATTTAGGAGTGTAGTATGGCTAAAGTTGTAAAAGGAAGAACATCTAGAATGCCACCTAAACAATTGGTTGATGCCGCATTCAAAAACAACAAAAATACTATAGGACGTGTCGACAACAACGACTACAAAGGGCTCGAGACTAGTTTCATCAAGGCCACCAACCTTAATGATTACGAAGATAACAACGCCAACAAGTCAGGTGAAAAAGATTCCAACATCAGACCAAACGTGTTGCACAGGTATGCAACCTACAACTATATATTCACGCTGAGTGGAATAAATGAAGAGGAACTCAACACACACAAATATCTAAAAAATCCTCCGCATGATATTATAGCGAGGACTGGCGGAATTGGAGATGCTAATTTTAGTGGAACCACCGAAGTGAAAGACACTGGCGGTCAGGATCCAGAGTATGATGCAACTACAATACAGAGGCAAAAGGCATTTGATGAAGAGTACAACGACAGCATCAGGATTTTGCTGAGGGGACATGACATATTCATAGAAAACGTGAACATAGTGTCCACGGCAGGACCAAACACGGAACGTGGCCTGGGACAGTTCACAAAGATGGAGTTTGAGATACATGAACCATATGGTTGTTCTTTCATAGAAAAGGTCAGGGCGACCACGGCACTGAACGGGTACAAGGATTACCAGGACGCACCTTTGCTGTTGACCATAGATTTCAAGGGGTTCGACGAGCATGGCAAACCGGTTGCCTCACAGCCAGGACACGTGCGGAAGATACCTGTGCTTATATCCAGGGTGGAATTTGACGTGGATCAATCCGGAACAAAGTATTCCATGGTCGCCACGCCTTATCCAGAATTGGCCTACGATGACAGATTCAAGTTTTCCAGAACACTGGTGCCCGTGTTCGCAAAAGACATCGACGAATGGGTAGCAAATGTACAAAGTGTGCTGAAACAACAGATGACGGATGAGATCAAAGAAGGACAGAGGCAGTATGCGGATGAATATGTGTTTGACATCACAGACGAGGTGAGGGAGGCAGGACTCACCTATCGTGGCCAACAAAAGACCAACCTGACCGGCAGTGTGGGTGAGACCTTAAAATTCACAAACAGGTACGGCCAGGAAATTGACACAGAAATAAAATTAGGGACGGATTCTGTGGGAACCAACGATTCAGTTGAGACCGGCAATCCAAAAGTCAAAAAGATCGAAGGCAGTGCAGACATGCAGATATCTCTGGTGAAATTTTTCGAGGACGCCATCAGGGCCGGCACGGGATACCAGGACCTTGCGGAGAATTTCTGGACGGCATATCTCAAGGGAACAGGACAAGTGGATGATGCCACGCTGAAAGATCCTGTTAAAGTGGCCGAACTATTCACAAAGAAGGATGGCAAGCAGATTCAAGCGATAGTGGACAAGAATCAATTCGTGAATTGGTTCAAAATCAAGACCAGTGTGAGAACAGACACCAAGCGTTTTGACAAGATCACGAAAATGCATCCAAAGAAAATCATATACCAAGCGGTGCAGGTCAAGTTACACGTGGCAAAATTCCTGAAACCGGGAATATCCATAGGCAAGATAGATTGGAGTTCTAGGGTTCATAAGGAATACAATTACATATACACAGGAGACAACATAGATGTACGTAATTTGAGAATGTACTACAAAACAGCGTACTACATGAGGAATGTAAGGGGAGATGATGAAGCCAACACAGGACAGATCACATTCGACGCCACCAAGCGTAAGGGAGCGATCGGAAGGGAAGACTACCCAGAGGAACTGATGCCGTTGCGGACTTACCCATCATCTCTGCGAGGTAGGAGCCTACTCAAGGGCGATGAAAAGTCCAAGAAGCCACAGGAGTTCTACGACTATCTCACCAATCCGGTGGCTGACATGGCCAAGATCGAATTGCAGATACTGGGAGATCCCGCATACCTGTGCCAGGACACATACATGCCTATAAAGAATTTGAGAAATAGCACCAAGTTTGGTGGTGAAGGACCATACGATTACGACAACGAGAACTTCAACGCAGATCAGTACGTGCCTATTATAAACATAAATTACAGGATTCCCGATGACATAGACGAACTGGAAGGCACAACATTTACCAACAAAGCAAAATATCGTGACGAGAACATATTTTTCAATGGACTGTATCAGGTCAACAAGATAGAGAGCTCGTTCAATCAGGGGACATTCGAACAGACTCTGTTCTGTAGTAGATTCAACAACCAACAGGGTGCAGGAATAGATCCAGAGATGGTGCAGTTCTCCAACCAGAGTATTGACAACATTTTAAAGGATGCCGAGAAGGAAAAACGGAAAAACGAAAGATGGAATAACATAAAAGATTACAAGGACTTAGGAATACCTACTATATAAATTTAATAAAATATGACATACAATTATTCATCAGGATTCACAGACACACACGACAACCAGAAGGACTTCAACAAGAAATTTCAGGACACCGACAGTGGTCCGTACGTGGGCACAGTGAAATACGCGATCGATCCATTGAAGATGGGTAGACTGGGAGTGAACATACCCGCCCTCACAAACACCACCAAGCCAACTGCCAATCAGGTGATCTGGTGTCAGTACCTGTCACCGTTCTACGGTGCCAAGAGCATAGAAGCAGTTTCAAAAACTGATCCCTATGATTACAAGGAGACACAGCACAGTTATGGTATGTGGGCGGTGCCACCCGACATAGACACAGAGGTATTGGTTATATTTGCCAAAGGCGAGAGGGGTGCCAGTTCGGCATTCTGGATAGGCTGTGTGCAGAAACCTTTAGTGAATCAACAGATACCAGGGCATGGTGCCACACAAGATTCTAGGGTAGGTGCAGGCGGAGTGGATTTCTCTCAAACCAAAAAAGAAATATACGGCACGGATTTTGTACCGGCCGGAGAGAAAAACATGAGGATGTATGCAGACGGTGAAACACTTGAGACAATGGATAAATGGAAGTACCCGGTCAATGACATACTGGCCGAGCAACTGTTGGAGCAGGGACTTATATCAGACAACGTGAGGGGAACCACAACATCCTCGGCACGTAGGGAGACCCCCAGCCAAGTTTTTGGTATCAGCACACCGGGTAGAGTGAGACCGGACTCCCGGTCAATAAACTATGGATTGGAAGGATCATCCGTACGTCCGGACAGGGTTCCAGGGCACAGTTTTGTAATGGATGACGGTGACATCAGAGGCAACAACCAACTGACGAGATTGCGTACCGCATCCGGGCACCAGATATTGATGCATGACACAGACGGTTCCATATACATAGCCAATGCGTCTGGAAACGCTTGGATAGAGATGCAGTCGAACGGAAGGATAGATCTGTATTCGGGCATAGGTGGAATCAACATGAGGACCGAGGGAGACTTCAATTTGCACTCCGATTCAAACGTGAACATCCATGCCAATGGTCAGTTGAGAGTCAGTTCGGCTAACGAGATGATACATTCCGCAGACACAATGCTCAACATAGGTGACAAAGGAATACTCAACAGTTCACAGAAAGGATCCATAAGGGATTACGCCAGGGATGGCATAACATCATTCACAAGTGGAACACAACTGCACGGTGCAGGAGGACAGATACATTTGGCAGGTGCACAGGTCCACTTCAATTCAACAGCGCCAAGCAGTGCATGGGGACCAAGTTGGTTGACCAAAGACAAAGTAGGAATGCAGTTGCGAGATGAAGGAGATGTTGAACTCACACAGAAAGGAATCAAGCCGCTAGAAAAATTCACCAGGGATACCAAGACGACTGTTCATAGACTTGTCACGCACGAACCTATGTTCAGGGCCAGTGTGATAGGCAGTGATGGATTGATACCAATCGATTCGGACGATAAAAAGCAATGGAGCAAACTGTCACGGACTCCAGGCACAGCAGAATTTGTCAACATGCAGAACAGGATCAGCAAGAACAGTGCCATACGTGATGCACAGTACCAGGCTGACGCACTAGAATACCTGAAACAGAAAATGGGAAACAGCAAAGATGGTGCAAAAGCAAAAAAACTTCTCACAGAGTTTGGAACAAAATACAATGACATATATGGAATAACAAAAAGAATAGACCTACCGTTCGAACTCAAAGACAGTATATCGGAAAAAGTAAAACTTGTGAAGACCACAGATCTATATAAGAAAACAAAAGATTTTACATCAACGTTGGCCTCACAGGTGGTAGAGAAATACACTGGATCCAGCACAGAACTGTTCAAAGACAATGTGTTTGTCAACTCCACGGGAGAATTATTCACACTAGGCAAGACAGGATTGGACCAATTAAATCTTGCCAATAAATCCTTGAATGACGTGAAAGGATTGACTAAAGATTTATCTGCTGGCAACATCGAAGGAACGATAGCAAATCTAAACAGCATCACGCAGACATATTCTAGTGTGATCGGAGGACAGGTTGTTGGCATGAGCCAAGTCAAGAGCCTTGCCACAAAAACTGGTCTGTTCAATGCCAGAGATGCCCAACTGGGAGGACAATCTTTCTGGCAAAACGTGGGAACAAACGTTGGACTAAAAATTGGCAGTATTGCTAGTTCGGTTGGCAAATTCTTCTCAGGTGGTGGATTCAAGTTCAGCGACATGAGGCTAAAGGAAGACATAAGACTCATAGGACAGTCACCCGCGGGTGTCAATGTCTATTCGTTTAAATACAAGCAGTTGCCGGGCAGGTACATGGGAGTTATGGCACAGGAAGTGCCATGGGCACGGCACTTAACAGACACAGGATACTACGCTGTAGATTACAGCAAGGTTGATGTGACATTTAGGAGATTGAATTAATGGCATACGGAGACGGAGGATCAGCAAACAACACATCTAACAAATCTGTTACGTTCAAAGGTTTCAGTTCACGTGCTGACAAGCAGAACTTCAAAATTTACGACTTCGAAGTGGCGAAACAGGACCTGATCAACAGATTGAGTGTGAGAAAGGGCGAACGTGTTGAAAACCCTGAATTTGGCACGATAATATATGACGCCATATTTGAGCCATTTACCGAGCAATTGAAAGAAGCAATCATAGATGACATCACAGCGAATCTCAACGCTGATCCAAGACTATCCACAGAGGATATACTGGTCTCAGAAGCGGACAAAGGCATTGCAATACAGGCCACTATCACTTATGTGCCATTAAACATCACAGAGAAACTACGATTCAATTTCGATGAGAACGCACTATTGCGTCTATCTTAATATACGCACATTTCCTAACATATAAATACCATTGTAATTACAATGGCCACAACAGATAGACAGAACAGATTACTTGTAGCGGAAGATTGGAGAAAGATCTACCAGGCTTTCCAACAGGCAGATTTCAAATCATACGATTTTGAAACATTGAGAAGAACAATGGTAGCATATCTACAGGAGAACTATCCAGATGATTTCAATGATTTTGTAGAGAGTTCTGAGTATGTTGCACTTATAGATCTTATTGCCTACATCGCACAGGCTTTAAGTTTCAGAGTTGACCTCAATGCAAGAGAAAATTTCCTAGAGACAGCAGAGAGAAGAAACTCTGTTTTAAGATTAGCAAGACTTATAAATTACAACGCCAAAAGAAACAAACCCGCAACTGGACTTCTGAAGATTGATGCAATATCAACAACACAAGATGTGAGAGATTCAACAGGCACAAATCTTGCAAACTCAACTATAATATGGAACGATTCAGCAAATTCTAATTACAGAGAACAGTTCACGGCGATAATGAATGCGGCGAATCAAACTGGACAAATTTTTGGCAAACCCAGAGACAAAGATACCATTGGAGGAGTTGACACAGAATTGTACACATTTGCATCCAATCAAAATGGATTGCCTATTTTTAATTTTTCAAAAACTGTAGGTGGTATTGCCAGGGATTTTGAGATTGTATCGTCTGCAATTAGTGACAGTGAATCAATCTATGAGACTGCACCAATAGAGGGCACAGGCCTGACGTATGTTTACAGAAACGACGGTTCTGGTGACAGTTCAAACAGCACAGGATTTTTCTTCTTATTCAAACAGGGCACTTTACGGAATGATGATTTCACAGTAAACAATGCAGTGACAAATTATGTGAAATCTATTTCAGTTGAGAACATCAATGATTCAGATGTGTGGCTGTATGGAATAGACCAATTTGGGCAGATTGAACAGGAATGGACAAAGGTCCCTTCACTTACGGGAAACAATGCAATCTACAATTCATTATCAAAAAGTGTTAGAGACATTTACAATGTTGTCACTAAAAACAATGACACAGTAGATCTTGTTTTTGGAGACGGAAACTTTTCAAACTTACCTCTAGGATCTTTCAGAGCATACTACAGAGTCAGTGACAATGCCAAGTACGCCTTACAACCTGCTGACATGCAGAACATTCAAATAGATGTTCCATATGTTGACGCAAACGGGGCCAATCAAAGTCTAACAATCACAATGAGTCTTAAAGGTTCAATATACAATGCTTCAGCAACAGAGTCTAATGCTTCTATTAGGGAAAAAGCAGGACAGGTATACTACTCTCAGGACAGAATGATCACAGCAGAGGACTACCAAGTGGTACCTTTGAGTGCATCGCAAGAGATAGTCAAAACAAGATCAGTGAACAGATCAGCATCAGGAATCAGCAGGGCAAAAGAAATACTAGATCCAACAGGTGCGTATTCAAACGTGAATGTGTTTGCAGAGGACGGAATATTGTATAGAGAAGAAAGCAATCCTTCATTCACTTTCAGTTTTAATAACAGAAGCGATATTCAATCTACGCTCAATACAAGTATAGAAGCAAAATTAAAAACTGCATATTCTCGACATTTCTATTATGAAAAATATAGTACGCAGGACCTGTCATCATTGACAGCAACATGGAACTCGACTACCACAACAACAAATACAAACACTGGATATTTCACGTCAGGTGGTGCATTGGCAGTGGGTGATTCTGCAACATCAAATTTGAAATATGTAAAAACAGGAGCATTAGTTAAATTTACATCTCCAGACACCAGAGAATTTTTAAACAACAAATTAGTTACGGCCGGCACAGAAAACGCAGAAGATAGACAGTGGGCAAAGATATCAGGTGTAGTGGGAGACGGAAGCAACTCCGGAACAGGAAATCTATCATCAGGTTTAGGTCCAATAACACTGAATGGTATTATTCCAAATGGATCAGTTGTGAGTGTTGTTATACCAACTTTTACAACCTCGTTTTCGGCAACTCTTGAAGCAGACATTATCGACAGAATCGAAGCGTTTGAAGAATTTGGTCTAAGATACGATATTGAGTCTCAGTCATGGAAAGTTATCACATCAACAAATTTAAGTTCTAGCACAGCATTCAGCCTTACCAATCAAGGAAACACTTCCGGCACAAATAAAGATGCTAGTCATTGGTTTAAATTTACAAATGACGGAAACACCTATACTGTGCATTACAGATCACTAGAATACATTTTTGAATCAGAATCACAGAACAAGTTTCACTTCGATCTAGATGAAAAAATCTACGATTATAAAACTGGTAAGACAGTCAAAGACACAGTAAAAATTTTAAAAACAAATAGCATTGTTTCAACAGGAAACGCAATAGGATATCCGTTGCTGTGGCAAGTTGTTGACACTGTAAAAGAGGCAGATGGATATCAAGATAACAGAAAAGTGAAGGTTGGATTCCTCGATGATGATGATGACGGTGTTGTTGACAATCCGGAACTGTTCGACATATTCATAGAACCTAGCACAGCGGAATCGACAAAATTTGTTTTTTATGAAAAATATCTATCTTATGACAGTATCGAAAGATTCAGACCGTATGCCGCAACAAATTTTGTTGTGACACAAAACGAAACAGATATAGACCTAAACACTGCCACTTACACTGATGGACAATTATTTTATTTTTATGATACCAGTGAGGATGTTATTAAGAAATACACACTTTCAACAAACACTATGGCAACAACAACAGATTATTATGCAAGGAAAGGTAGAAGTTCCATAGACTTCCAATACAAGCATCATGCAGGACAAGAAACAAGAATAGATCCTAGCGTGTCTAACATTGTTGACACATACTTGCTAGAACGAACATATGATAACAGATTTAGGATTTGGTTACAGGACGGCGGAACAAAACCTTCTGCATCAACATCAGATCAGTTGAGAATAAACTATTCAGGAATTTTGAATCCTTTGAAATCGTTGTCCGACCAAATAATATACCATCCGGTAAAATACAAAATTTTATTTGGCAAAAATGCAGAAGAACAACTGCAGGCAACTTTCAAAGTTGTGAAGAACTCACAAACTAAAGTATCTGACGCAGTGATCAAGACAAGGGTTATAGCCGCAATCAATGAATTTTTTGCGTTGGATAATTGGGACTTTGGAGATGCATTTTACTTTACAGAATTAGCCGCGTATATACACAATCAGTTGGCACCAGACTTGCTTACAGTAGTGATAGTGCCTAATGAACAAGGACAAGTTTTTGGTTCTCTGTTTCAGATCAATTCGGCGGCAGACGAAATTTTCATCAGTGGGGCCACCGTTGATGATGTGTCGATTATAACAGCACTAGGAGCCAACCAATTGGAGGCATCTGGCACTGTTGTAACATCAACATCAACTGCCACGTCGAACACCACAACAGGATCAGCAGTATCAGGCTCTACTACAACAGGTTCCAGTTCATCAACTGGCAGTAGTGGGGCAGGATATTAATGGCTGACACACCTACTAACTCAACAACAAACGAAGAAGTTGTAAAACAGGGCAACAACGAATACAGAAGAACTGTTCAACATCTACCCTCATTCTACAGAACTGATTCAAACCAAAGATTCCTGTCAAGCACTTTGGATCCGTTGGTGCAAAAAGGTTCGTTGGAGAGATTGGACGGATTTGTAGGCAGACAAGACGCATACACAAGAAAAGTGACTGACAGATATCTGACTGCCACAAGTGCTGATAGATATACCTATCAACTAGAACCTGCTGTAACTTATACAGACAAAGACACAACTTCAGTCAACCCAGAAGACCAAGTAAAGTTCACAGGCACATACGATGATTATCTTAATCAGATCAAGTACCTAGGAGGAAAGGTAAACAACCACGACAGGCTCAACAAAGGCAATGTTTACAGTTGGAACCCAGCAGTAGATTTAGACAAATTGATCAATTACAGGGAATACTATTGGTTGAGTAACGGACCTGACTGCATAGAAATAGACTCTGCCGGCACAGGTGCGGAAGCAGAATACGATGTGAAAGCATTGCCGGACGACGGAAGTTCTGGCAAAGCCTGGCATTTCCCACATCTAGGCAATGAGAGGAATTCAGAACTTATACTTTACAGGGGCAACACATACAAATTCAAAGTGAACGCAAAAGGACATCCGTTCTACATAATGACAGAACCAAGAAAGGATCAAGTGGCATCGGATGGTTCGTCTTCGACTTTGTACACATCAGGTGTTACAAATAATGGAGCCAGTGAAGGAACAGTCACGTTTGTTATTCCAAACAATGCACCAAACAAGTTGTATTATCAGTGTGGAAATCATGAGAACATGTACGGACTGATAAACATTCACACTGTTGCAAGTACTACAAATATTGATGTAGAGGATGATATAGTAGGAACGAAAAATTACAAATTGCGTAACCTACAACTGTCAAACGGCATGAAGATCAAATTCACTTCAAGCAAAGTGGCCAGTGCTTATCAAGGAAAAGAATATTATGTTGAAGGTGTAGGAGATGCAATAACAATTACTGATGTGTCAAACCTGGCAACACCCGAAAGTTATGCAGACGATGGTGTTCCGGTGGACAAGGACTACATCACAATCAAGAGAGATTCTAGGGATTTGAATGCATGGACTAGATACAACAGATGGTTCCATAGGTCTGTGATAGAAAGAGCCAATGCTATCAACGGAACAACAACAGCATTAGACGAAACTGCTCGTGCCAAAAGACCGATTATAGAATTCGATTCAGGACTTGCGTTATACAATTCAGGAACAGTTGCAAAGACACCTGTGGACTTGTTTGACACAACACAGAAAGATGCGATGAGTAACGTTTCTGGAACATTTGGTTACATAATCGACGGCGTGGCAATCACGGACGGTATGCGTGTGGTTTTCTCTGCTGACACAGATCCATTGGTAAGAAATAAAATATACGTTGCAAACTTTGTGGATGCTGGTGATTCATCAGTGTTGTCATTGACACTGACAGAAGAGGTAAATGGTACGGCGCAAGATAAAGAAAACATTTTTGTGAAACAAGGCACCGAAAATAAAGGAAATTCGTATTACTACGATGAAGCAAGTACACTATGGGTGGCAACACAACAGAAAACAAAATTAAACCAACAGCCTTTGTTCAATCTTTACGACAACAACCACGTGCTGTTTGATGATGCAACAACCTATCCAAACTCAACGTTCACAGGTGCAAAGATTTTTGCATACGCGACTTCAGATACAGCGACAACGGACACTGTGCTTGGCATCAAAGTAAAATACAACACAATTAACAATGTTGGAGATATTGTATTCGAGTCGGATCACACAGCAGGAACATTTACATATCAGCAAGATGGTACGACAAAAACCAAGGATCAAGCAGAAGGTCATCTACACTACACAACAAGTTTGCAATCTCACAATAATAAAAGTGCATGGATAAAACGTACAAGTGAATCTAAACAGCGTGTCATAAGGACGGCTATTGTTGATGCTACCGAGAAGAGACTTTTTCCAATAGACTTCTATGAAAATTCGGCATCACTTACCGATCTCGAAATTTCCGTAAGTGTAAACGGTGTTCAAAAATCACTTACAACAGATTACACACTAGTAGATGGTTCCACGAACAAATATGTGAGATTTGTGGATGAATTGAAAGTGAATGATCAAATTAGGATTGCTGGTTACAGCAGTGCTAACAAGGTTGCCGGCAAAGGAATTTACGAGGTGCCTGAAAATTTATCTATCAATGCACTGAATTCAACAGTTGGCACTTTCACTTATGGTCAGATTTTGAAACACACAACGGATATTTTAGAAAAGAATACAGATGTCACTGGTGCAATTCCCGGAGTAACAAACCTCAGGGACAAGCCTGACAGCAGACTCAACGGTGGTACCATCGTACAACACGAAGCGTCCTTGGTACCTGCGATATTCAATTTGACGGACCAAGAGGCAAATGCAATTACGGCCATTGATTATGTTAACCGAGAGTACGAAAAATGGTACAATTCTTTCTTGACACATGCAACAGGTTCAGCGTACGAAGGCGTGCCTGCTGACAGAGTTGACGAAATAATATCAGCGATTAACCTAGGCAAGAACAGCAGTTTTCCTTTCTATTACGACGATATGATTGGTTGGGGTGAAAATGTTTCAACAAGAACAATCACAGTGCAGGGAACATCTCAAAAAGAATTTGCCCTAGATTCACAACACAACTTAACAACATTGAGCAACAGAGCAGTTTACGTTTACAAAAATGATGTGCAACTGGTTCATGGATCAGAATATACATTCAGCACTGAAGATGACAGTATCACACTTTCAACAACTGTTGCCGTTGGAGATATATTAAAAATCAAAGATTACAGTGACACCACTGGAAGTTATTTGCCATCTAGTCCAACTAAACTTGGAATGTATCCTAAGTTCAAACCAGAACTTTTCAGCGATAACACATACATCACAACTACAAATGCTATCAGAAGACACGACGGTTCTATAATAAAAGCCTACGGCGATGAACGAGATGATTTGATTTTAGAGTTAGAGAAAAGAATTTACAACAACTGTAAAGTAGAATATGATAACACATTATTGGATGTGTCGGAAGTGATGCCTAGTGCATTCACCTCAACTGAGTACAGTTTCAGTGAAATAGATGATATAATGGGTCCAGATTTTTACAACTGGGCAGGACGTAACAATGTGCAATATATCAACAACACAGTATTTTCAGAAGGATCACCGTTTACATACAATTATGCAAACAGCACAGACAGGCTCAACCAAAATAAACTGCCAGGCTACTGGAGAGGTATCTACAAATATTTTTATGACACGGATTCACCACACACCAGACCATGGGAGATGTTGGGACACTCTGAAAAACCAAGCACTTGGGACGACACTTACGGTGTTGCTCCGTACACAGCGGGTAATGACATACTATGGAATGCAATAGCGACGGAACCAGGCAGGTATGGCAAACCAAGCATTAGAACTTACATTCCTGTAGATGCATCAGGAAACTTGTTAGACCCATTAGCAATAGGTTTGATCAGCAATCTTGATGTTCCCGGACGAGCACGAACCTGGAAGTTTGGTGATCAGGCGCCGGCGGAGACAGCATGGAGAAGATCTAGTTCTTATCCTTTCACTGTTGTCAAGACTTTGGCAATAACAAAACCAGCAAAATTTTTCTCTAAATTCTTTGACACATCAAGGATCTCAACAAACGTGTCAGGCAATGAGATTTATTCTGATACTGGAATTAGGACTGTTTTGAACACTGCCAAGTATTACCTAGAAACATCGACTGACAATAATACCGGCATCACAACTAGATACCAAACAGCAGGGTATCAGGTTTTTGTTGTTAATCATTTGATAGGAAAAAATTTAGATCCTAAAACTTTCTACTATGATAAGATGAAAAAATTGAATGTGCAACTAGCGTACAAGTTAGGTGGATTCACGGACAAGGAAAATTTAAAAGTTCTTACAGACTCTGTATCACCAGGTTCAACATCTGGCTCTAAATTTATACCAGACGAGAACTACAAAATTCTATTTAGAACCTCAAACCCAGTCGAAAGTTTTGAATATTCAGGTGTTTTGATAGAAAAGAACACAGACACAACAACATCAACGGACGGATCAACAGTGACTGACGTTGGTGGTTACAAAATTTTAGGTTATTCAACAACAAAGCCTTACTTTAGATTCAATTATCCCGTAAAAGGGACAAACCATGGAAAAGTCCAGGCGGGAGGTTCCACTGTTGTCAAAAAATATTCGAACTTCCAGGAAACTGTGCAGACTATACCATATGGCTACGTGTTTGACACAATACAAGATGTTGCAGATTTCCTTTTCGGTTATGGCAACTATCTAGAAACACAAGGATTCAAATTCAACAAGTATTCAAACGAGATAAAAGAGGTGTTGAATTGGGGCAACGCTGTACGTGAATTTTTATTTTGGACCACACAAACATGGGCACCCGGATCTGCAATCACAGTATCACCTGCCGCGGACGGATTTGAATTAGACACCAGCAACACTGTTGTGGGTAAATTAAGAAACCTTGCAGGCGATTATTCATTGCTAGATGCCGGAGGTAGAAAGATAGATATACGGGAGTTCAGTACCAAGCGTATTGGAAAAACTTTTGATCTATCGATTAAATCCGAAGATGTCGGACTATACAATGTTGCTTTGAACACAGTCCAGAAAGAACATATTTTATTATTTGATAACAGCACTGTGTTTTCAGACATAATCTACGAGGCATACACAGGATTCAGACAGGCCAGATTAAAATTAGTGGGTTGGAAAACGGGCAACTGGAATGGTGATTACTATGCACCAGGATTTATTTTTGATGCGGCACAGGTAACACGTTGGACCACAGGCACGGACTACAGAATTGGGGACTCGATAGAATATCAAGCCAAGTTTTATGTGGCTAATGTCAATCACAATTCAGGAAATGAATTTGTTTCAGACTACTGGACATTGAAGAGTCAAAAACCAGCGCCTCAATTGATTCCAAACTTTGACTACAAGATTTCTCAGTTCAATACTTTTTATGATCTAGAATCTAACAATTTTGATGAATCACAAGAGCAATTGGCACAGAGACTTACAGGATATCAATCTAGAGATTATCTAGAAAACTTGTTTGTGAATGATGTATCACAGTACAAGTTCTATCAAGGGTACATCAGACAAAAAGGTACATTGAATGCAATTGACAAATTATTAAAGGCAAAATATGAAGATTCCGACATTACATTAGACCTTTATCCTGAATGGATGGTTCGTACCGGAGAGTTTGGAAATGTTGACAGTAAGGAAAGCATACAGATTACATTACAAGATTCAGCGGTGAACGGAAATCCACAAAGCATAGAGTTGTTGGACAATGGATCTGAGACCAAACAGTACGGGAGGTCACTTGCAGTAACGAAAGATGACCTTTACAGTAAACCTGTGGAATACACAGCCAGTTCGACGTTTTCAAGATTGGATTATACCAAAGAAAGTGTAGATAAAGATACTGCACAGATATTCAAGACTGCAGGCTATCCGCAGTTGCAACAGGTTCAGCACACAGCATTTAACATCGAAGACCTATTGAATTTGGATGTGAATGCAATCACAAACAATGATTTGATATGGGTTGCAAACAAAGAGAACAAAGATTGGGACGTATTCAGACTAACGAATGCAAACTTTAAGATTGCTAACCTAAGCACGTCAGAAGGTGGCACACAGTTGAGAATTGCCTTCACAGACTCTCATGGATTGTCCGCAGGCACACCAAGCCAAGAAGCAGATTATTTTGCAATCTCAAACAGTGAAGCAACATCTTTGAATAGAGTTTTCAAAGTACAAAGCACACCTGACCACAAGACAGTTGAGATAGAATATGATGATAACATATCGTTTATACCAACGTTGGTAGACGGTTCCACAGCAGACAGTTACGGAAACATCTACAAATTTATTTCTGTAAGGATGTCTTCGATGGATAATGTAAATGATAGATTAAATTACAGTGTATTCAGAGATAAAAATGATTCACTAGCAGTGCAGGGCGATAAGGCATACACCGATGCTGACAGTTCAGGCTTATGGCGTGTATACGAAAAACAAGATCCCTATACACAGTTACGTATACTGACACCAGATTCGGCAACGTCAAATCAAGAGTTTGGACACAAGATCGTTGCAAGAAATGATGGTAGGTCAGCAGTAATATCTGCGCCGGGAAAAGGCCAGGGAGAACTACACTTCCTGTTTAGATCAAGTCATTCAGCAGGCACGACATATTCGGTGCAGTCCACAGTGACAATGACCGACAACGACGACAACACCAGCAGGCTTGGAGAATCGTTATCGATCAGTACTGATGAGAACTTTGTTGTGGCGGGTGCACCTTATACAAATACCGTAGATTCTGATGGAAGCACAAGACAGATTGATTCTGGACTGGTTAAAACTTTTGTTTGGGATCCAGCAACTTTCAAATATGGCTTACTAGGAACAGTCAATCCACCAACAGACGGGTCATCATCTAATGAGAATCTAAATTTTGGATGGGCACACAAGATATCTGAACCTGGAGTGCTTTCAAAAAGAGACACGGCAACAAAATACTTGTTTGTTTCCGCTCCGGGACACGCAGGCGATAATGGAAGAGTTTATGTTTACACATGGGGAATTGGTGCTGACGGAAGTACATACGACACATGGACTTTAGACTACACGTTAGAGGCTCCATCTGCAGGCGAAGGTCACAGGTTCGGTCATAGATTAGAAGCAAACGATAATGCGGACATACTTGCTGTGAGTTCATTGGCTCCAGGACAGGCAGGTAAGGTAGAAATATTCATAAGAACATCGCAAAGCGACGATGGTAGCACACAGAACTCTTTTGCACTAGCACAAACACTTACAGGTGTGCCATTAGATGGATCTACTTTGAATACAAAATTTGGTGATTCCATAGCAATGAGCAAAGATGGAACAACGCTTGTAATTGGTGCACCTGGGTTGGATTTAACAGATTCACCTGATAGGGGTGCGGTTTACATCTACAAATGGAACAGGGACGGTTCTACAAACACTTACACTTTGGATCAAACGATTAATGAACCAGATGAAGTATCAGAAGGAAAATTTGGTTCAGCACTTTCGATAAACCAAGCGGGAACAAGACTTATAATTGGTGCAGAGAAATCTTCAAACTCCAGAGAAATGAAATTCGACTCAGGTGAAACTACATTCGACCTACAAGATACAAGAATTGTAGACACCAATGCCGGATCGGGGGCGGCCTACACAGCAACAGTGTACAACACTAAATTTGTTTTAGATGACAAGTTGATATCAGACGAAGTTTCATCTTTCGATGACTTTGGAAAAGGTGTGTGCATAATCGATAATAACGTGTTTGTTGGTGCACCATTTGACGAAGGCAATCCAAACTTGACCAACGATGGAACAGTGTATGGGTATGATTGTACAGTTGAAAATGAATATGCGTGGAAGAACATCACAACAGAAACTGCATTAATAGATATTGAAAAACTTGGACAGGTTTTTGATTTCAACAACAGCACTAAACAAATAAGAGATTACTATGATCTTTATGATCCAGTCAAAGGGAGAATCCTTGGAGTCGCGGATAGAGAAATAAACATCAAGTCACCATGGGATCCGGCTGTGTACAACACAGGCAATAATGCTAACACAAAAACACCATGGGCAGAAAATCACATTGGAGAAGTTTGGTGGGACCTGTCTACGGTCAAATGGATATGGTATGAACAGGACGATCAAGAATACAAATACAACAACTGGGGTAAGATTTTTCCAGGTTCCAGCATTGACATATATGAGTGGACAGAATCAACTTTAACACCAGACGAATGGAATGATCTATCAGGTACACAACAAGGACTTGCCAATGAAGTCACAGGTATTGCTAATACAGATTTCACGCAAACACAAATTTACAATTCCAAGATTGATACGTTTGTAAGTTACTTCTATTACTGGGTAAAAAACAGATCATCAATACCTCGGAATACTGTGGTTCAAAGAAAGAATACATCTGCTTTTGTTTCTAATGCAATAAAAGATCCTAAAGCGGTGGATATCAAGCATTTTGCAATAACAGATACCAATAAGTTTTACATATATGGTGTCAATGATCTAATAAATGATTCTATTGTGTTAAATGTTGATGTAAGAACAAATAATTTTGATGGGCAGGGCCACAGTGTGTGGAAACTTGTACGTGAAGGAGATCCGGACTTTAGACCAAGCACTCAGATAGAACAAGGTTGGTGGGATTCTCTAGTAGGAAAAAATACAGCCGGCGATGCCGTTCCTGATATCGATTTACCTTTGAATCAAAGATATGGAAACAGAATTAGACCAAGGCAAAGTTGGTATCTTGACAGATACACCGCTCTCAAAGAATTGATAGATTATGCAAATACAGTGCTCAAGAAAAACCAATTGTCTGGATTGATTAAATTAGGGAACCTAGATTCAAAAGAACCTGAACCGACAACAGCAAGTGGTGAGTTCGATGCGACAGTAGACACATACGCAGATCTAAGTTACATCAACACTGCCGACATATCAGGCACTGTGAATTATCTGGTAAAAGCGGACGAAACTGCAAACAACTATTGGTCTATATACCAATGGGATGGCACTTCGTGGAACAGAACTAGAATCCAAACTTACAACACATCACGATACTGGAGTTACACTGACTGGTATGGCACTGATCCTGACGTGCATGAAATGATACATGATGAAAATACACCTATTGACAAACAGGTTACTTTCCAATACGAGTTAGACACATTAGATATGGCCATTGGCAAACACGTGAAAGTAACAAACGCAGACACGGGTGGTTGGAAACTGTTTATGAAGACTGCAACAGGATGGACCAATGTTGGTACTGAAAACGGTACAATCAGATTGTCAACCAAACTCTATGACTACACGCAAGACGGAACAGGATTTGCAGGTGGAGATAATTTCGATGACAACACTTTTGACCAAGAACCGGTTGAAGAAACAAGAAAAATATTGACAGCATTGAGAGATGACTTATTCATAAATGATCTCGCTGTGGAATACAACACATTGTTCTTTACAGGATTACGAAGAGTGTTATCTGAACAATCGTATGTTGATTGGATGTTCAAAACAAGTTTCATCACAGCCGTCAACAAAGTTAGGACTTTCAGCCAAAGGAAAACATATACCACAGGCACTGACAGTTGGATCGAAGACTACATAAATGAAGTCAAACCGTTCCATACTAAACTACGTGAATACAAACTAGGATACAATGCACCTGAACAACACGATGGTGTGATCACAGACTTTGACAATCCACCTTTCTACGACGCTTCCGTTAGCAAGATTAGAAGATTGAATGTTCAAACTGACACTGATAAACTTACACAGTATCCATGGCAACTATGGTACGACTATCACAAGAAACATGCGAAATCAATAACTGTATATCATGGTGGTTCAGGCTATGTCAGGGTACCCACAGTAACGATAACAGGCGATGACAGCGTATCAGCAACCGCAACCGCAACAATCGACGGTGGCAAAGTTACAGGCATAACTGTCACTGGTGTTGGCTTTGGATATTCCACAACTCCTACCATAACAATCACAGGCGGACTTGCAGATGGTTCAACACCAACAGACGTTGCCAAGGCGTATGTGAACCTAAACAATGATTTGGTAAGAGATTTTGATACAACGATAAAATTTGACAGGATATCTAGTTCATCTACTGTGGTACACTGGGCGGCTAATACAACATACAAATACGGCACATTATTGAGATACGAGAATCAACTATACAAAGTTACAAATGAATTCACATCAACTACGGATTTCGATGACGGCATTAACAGTATGTACAAATACTATGGTGATGAGTCAGGACTTACAGCCGCTGACAGAATATTAGGTTTCTATACACCAACTTCGGGAATGCCAGGCAACGAACTTTCACAGGTTATGTCGGGTGTTGACTATGGTGGTACAATGGTAACAGGATTATTGTTTAATCAAAGTCAAGGATGGGATAACTCCGCATGGTATGATTATCCATGGGATAACTATGGACTGTCAAGAACAGTACCATTCCTGGCTGACGGTACAACCAAATCCTACACTTTCGACACTGCACCTGCTTCGGGTGAGGTATATCATGTGTACGTTTCAGAGAATGATAGTACACGTAGAAAACTTTCTGATGTGTTCACAGGAGATGGAAGCACAACCACTTTTGTATTGAGTGAAAGCCAAAATGCAAATGCCTTAGTAGAGTTCATTCCGGCAGATGACGATGGAGTGTTGACACCAACAGATGACAGAACACTAGATTCAATTGTAAAAGGTGGATTATTCACAAAAGATGGACTTTACGGCTCAGCACTTGGTTCAGCACCAAGCGACATTAATGTCGATGGTGACGAATTTATATCTTCTACAACAAGTTATGCACCAGAAGAAGTTGTTCCAGGACAGATATTCGACACATTGGATATCAAAGTTTACACCACTCCTACTTCAGGCGCACCTTACATTTCAGATAGAATTTACAGAGGAGATGGAACCACAACAACTTTCGGCATAGGTGACCATCCTGGGACAATTGGTTCGATTACAGTGTCGGTTGATGGTGTGGTGAAAAAATTAACTACCGATTACACAGTTGATGTTGGTGCAAAAACAATAACATTTACCACTGCACCAGATCCACTCAGTGTGATTGCCACAAAAACTTTTGCAATATCAGGAAGAGATTTTGCAGTTTTAGATCAGTTTTCTGGAGATGGTTCCACAACACAGTTTACTTCTTCGTCAAGAGAAGATTTCAATTTAGATTCAACTCTAGCAGAGTTGTACGTCACCATAGACGGTGTACCTACAACTGCTTTTACAACAACAACCACTACACCTGAGTTTGGAGATCTTTCAACAACTAAAATTGGAAACACTTTGGTTTTGACTTTCAACTCGGCACCTTCATCAGGAGCATTCATACAGGTAGCAGGATTCATGAGGGGAACAGACACATTCACAGGAAGAAGCCATATGAGGATGAGGAATGAGGAGATAACCTATGATGGTTCAACTACTCATGTGCTGACTTACCCACCAGGAGCAATTCGACCGTTTACAGGACTGACATTGGTGGAAGTAAATGGCAAAATGTTGAGAGCGCCAGACACCACTTACTACAATGGTGACGGAAGCACATACACTTATGGAGTGACCAACGGATTATTAGATGACTCAACGGTGGATCCGGCCAAAACAATTACATCAGCAGATCAAGTTGAAGTTCATGTAAATGGATCTATAAAAACATTGACAACAGATTACACGGTCGATCTCGTCAATCAAAATATAAATTTCGTATCAGGTAAGGTACCAACAGCAGATCAAATGATCAGTATAACCACTCTCGTCGATCATCATTATAGCATTGATGAAAGTAACAGGTTGGTGCTTAACACATCACAGATCGCATCAGATGGATACACTCTTAATATCAACGATAAGATGGCAGTGACAACGTTCAATAATGCAATTGGTATGAACCTGAGAAGAGAAGTACTAGAAGGAAGATCAGATGGTGTGTATAAAACTTACTTTACTCCATCAAATTCAACATACATGTATGTTTGGCTGAATGGACAAAGTCTGGTACAAAATCATGATTTCACTTTATCAGGAAATACAATCACTGTGATTGGAAGAACAATGACACAGGCAGATAGATTAGACATTCTATACTTTGCTCTTCCAACTATTGCCGATGCTGTTGGTTATAGAATTTTCAAAGACATGATGAACAGAACATTCTATAAGAGAATAAGCAAGGCACACACAACAGAACTTGTAGAGACATTGGCGACAGATGACACAGAAATCAAAGTCGCAAACGGTTCGGCATTGGCTAATCCACAACCGGTGGTTGGCCTAGATGGATCAACAGTGTCAACAATAATACCAGGAGTGGTATTCGTTGATAAAGAAAGAATTGAATATTTTACCAAGTCAGGAAACACGTTAGGTCAATTACAACGTGGCACACTTGGAACAGGAATTAAGGACCATGGATCAGGCGCTAAAGTGGTAGATGCGTCTGGTACTCAAACCATACCTTATGTGGACACTGTGTACACCAACACTTTCATTAGTGACGGAAGTACAGCAACGTTCACGATATCACAGGTCCCGTCCGTATCTCAGCATACGGGGAAACCCGACGTAGACATATTCATTGGTGGCCAACGATTGTTATACGAGAGTGAGGACGGGTCAACTATTAACTATTCTGTGGACGGAAGTACACCATCGGTTACTTTGAGCAGTGTACCGGCTATTTCCACACAGATCAAAATACTACACAAGAGAGGACAGGTATGGACTACACCGGCCGATGGTAATCCTGCTGATGGTAAAGGTCTACAAGGGTCTACCACTCAACAGGCTAAATTCATAGCGGACGAGCCGACAAACTCACCTGAATAAATACACTAGATGACACAGGACAACAAACCTACAGAAGCACAAGAAGAGCATAAGAAGCCGCAAGATCACACAGGAGTGATGATGCAGGGACACATAAAGATTTTCGATCCTGAAACGGGCGAAGTGATTGTTGATAAAAGAAACGCAATACACTACGAAAACATGTCTCAGGCAATGGCAAATTCATTAGCAAACAAATCGACAGGCTTCATACATGAGATGGCATTTGGAAACGGTGGAACAAGTGTAGACCCAACAGGTATTATCACATATCTTACTCCTAACACGACAGGAACAAATTCAACACTTTACAATCAGACATATTACAAAGTTATAGATGACAACTCAACAACCAACAAAGACACATCAAGAAACAAGATGGAAGTGAGACACACCACAGGAAACAAGTACACAGATATAGTTTGCACTTGCACACTTGATTATGGTGAGCCAACAGGACAGGAGTCATTTGACAACACAACAAATTTCAATGGTGACTATGTGTTCGATGAACTAGGTTTGAAATCATGGGAAGGTTCTGAGAATGGTGGCACAAACAAATTATTGACACACGTTGTATTCCACCCGGTTCAGAAGTCGTTGAACAGATTAATCCAGATCGATTACACACTTAGAATTCAAAGTTTAACTACATTTACTGAAACAAGTTCAACTAACTTGACAACTTCTAACACAGTTAGTGGTACAACTTCAGGCGGTAACACAGGATACTAATAGATGGCATATACAGTAAACAAGACTAACAGTTCTGCATCACCAAACCAGTACATAGTGCAAGATGGTGTTGTAAACACACAAACAGATTTAAGTTTTATCGGAAAAGGCTACGCAGGTTATGGAGAACTGATAGCAGAAAATTTCTTACACCTATTAGAAAATTTTTCGGGTCCAACGGCACCAACAAAACCTATACAAGGACAACTGTACTATGACTCGGCAGGGAACAGGTTAAAGGTATACACAGGAACTGCTTTTGTTCCAGCGGGAGGTAACGTACCCTATCAGTCCACACAGCCAACAGCGATTCAACAAGGTGACCTTTGGATTGACTCGGATACAGGACAACTGTATTACTATGATGGCTCTCAGAGTGTTTTAGTAGGTCCCCCTGCTTCAACAGGATCACTCAATGGTTTTATTTTTGAAAATGTAACAGATTCGACTACTGCCAGCCAACCAATTACGAAATGGTACAGTGATGGCACTTTAATTGCCATTGTTTCAGATACGGAATTCACACCACAGACCACAATCGCAGGTTTTCCAACAGTGTTCAAAGGAATCACATTAACAACATCACCGTCTGGGATTAAATTACACGGAACATCAACAGATGCCGACAAACTTGGTGGCATTTCTGCGGCGTCTTTCCTGAGATCAGATGCCAATGACACCACAACAGGCACAATAGGTATTGTAACAGATTCTGGTATGACCGTTGGTGCTGACAACGACTTGTCAATAACAGTGGATGGCTCAGGAATAAATGTGGCAAACACAATACAAAATACTGATATCACATTCAAAGTCAACGATGGTGGCGCAACAACTACGGTAATGACAATAGATGGTGCTGAATCAAGAATAGGTATAGGCACAACATCACCTTCTACTAAACTTGATGTGTCGGGCACTGTAAATGCCACAGCGTTCACTGGCCCAATAACTGGTGCAGTTACAACATCAGGCATAGAGATCACTCAGAATGGCACAATTATTTTTGAAGGTTCTACCGATGATGGATTCGAAACAACTTTAACAGTTGCAAATCCAACAGCCGACAGAACAATCACTATTCCTAACGTAACAGGATCGGTTGTAACAACAGGTGATTCTGGCACTGTAACAGCGGCCATGATGGCTACACCAACATCACTACAAATTTTAAGTAGTTCAGGGAGCGTATTAAAGACCATCAACGGCGCAGGAGCGTAGATGACTGTCAGAGTACCCCTATTATACAATGGATCCCAACTCCAACAGGCAAAAACAACTGATTTAAACAATCTTTATTCCTTAGCAGTTTACTATTATTCATTGAATCCATCGAGAGTATTGACAGTGGCAGGGTCAGGTGGAAATCTAACTTCGATAGATGACACCAGATTGCAGGCAGGTGCGGCATCAACGGCATCAGGCAGTTTCCCCAGTGAGGCAACAACTGCAGAGCCAAGCGTTGTCACAGTATCATACCAGAGGATTACACAAGCGGCACAGACCGCAAACGTAACAACATCAGACACAGGCAAAACATTTCCAGTGTACTGGACAGGAACTCAAATCAGGGCAATGACGGAAACAGATTTTGTTGACACTTTTATACTTCCAGCAATCAATCTTTTGGCGGCGGCCACAACAACATCGGACCAGGCAGGAACATATCATATTGCAACATCAGATTCCGTGACAGGATCCACATTAGTTTCGTCTACACCAGTGTTTACAGACACAAGGGCAGACACATCATTGTATTCGGCAGATGCCATAGGTGAAGCATTGGATCAACCACAGACGATTACCAACTATTATCTACATCGTATAGACGGAGTGCTTGGAACATTCAATCCTCCATTGCAAATAGATTCAAATAATGACCTACAACAGTATTCCACAGCAAATATAGGTGCATTAATGCAAGAATACATTAGGCATCATGTGGTCAACAACTCAGCCGGAAACCAAATTTCATATAACATTGATGGCAGTATTGGTAATTTGAGAGGATCAGCCATTGTTAACACACAATTGACTGGTGGAAGTGGAAATTATCAAACCAGATTTGTCAGTGGCAGTGATTACCGAGCACAGGAATTTCCAGACGGAACACCGTCGACAGTTAACACATATTCGTTTAAAATACAGAAATCATAGGAGAAATAAAAATGGCAATATTTTCAGGAAAGATAATAGAAGCATACTACACGGATCCTGACAACACGACAGTAGAGGTCATATATCAAGATGGCAAACGTGCAATCAATCATTACCTGCCAGTCGACATGACACACAATGATTTCAGAGATCTTGTTGAGGAGTATCCGTTGGCCAAAATAGCAGATTCAACTGTTGCCAGAAACAAACAAGCATTGAATCAATTGAACAGGGTAGTTGATGCGAGAATGAAAATCAAAATGGAAGACAGTCCAATGCGTAGTTTCGATAGTGTTATCGACTTTGTATTGAATTACAGTGAAAAAGAACATGCTGAGCAACTGTTCAACCTGAAACTGAAAGTTTTTGACAAAGATATAGTTAAGGACTACAACGGAAACGAAGACAAGAAGAAAATTCGTCAGGCAAAAACGCCACTTGAGGTGTTGTTGGCCTATACGGACATTGTACAAAAACAAAACAAATAATGTTAACAGTATATTGCGTTAGATGGGGAGACAAATACCCTAGGCATTTTGTCGAGGAACTGAAAGAGTCGATAGCAAAAAATCTAACTGTGCCTCACAAATTTGTTTGTTACACCGACACACCCGAATATGATTATGATTTACCTGTAAAATATTCATACCTGCGTGGTGTCTGGCACAAACTCGCTCTGCTAGAAAACAAAGGCGATAGTCTTTTCTTTGATCTAGACATCAAAATAAATTCCAACATTGATTTCTTGTGTGAAGACTTTCAAAACTTTTCTCTCATAGATAGCACTCCTTGGAAAGGTGTAAAGGACGATTACGTATTCAGGATCACACAAAACACCATGGTGAATTCCAGTATCATGCGTTGGAGCAATCATTCACATGTATTTGAAAAGTTTATGAAGCACAGAGACATGTATTTGAGGCTTTATTCAGGAATAGATAGATTCATATACAACGAAGAGGTAGATTACCAACTTATCAAGACAAATAATATTACCAGTTGGTTAGAAAACATTGATAATAGTGCTATTGTGTTGTATAATGGCAAGTATGAACAAGTACAACCAGCAAATAATTGATATCTATAAAAATATCAAGAAGATAGCCAATAAATTTCCAGGCAGACTTATAGACGTCTTGGACTGTTTCAATCAAAATCAGTTTGATTGTAAGACTTGGTTGATCGATTGCTTGAATCAATACCCTTATCACTTCAAAATGAAAACAAAAGACAGCATAGACATTGCAATCCTAGGAGGTTGGTATGGTTTGATGGCCAAGATAGTGTCAGATCATTTTTCTTTAAAACCCATTAGGAATATCTATTCATATGATTTTGATCCATACGCCGGACAGGTGGGCAGGATGTTGTTTCCAAGTGTTGAGTTTGTTGAGAAAGACATCAAGGACCTAAATATATCAGAAAAAAGTTTCAGTATAGTGATCAATACAAGTTGTGAACACATGGAACAGAGCATTATCACAGATACAATTTCAAATGCACCTCAGAATACATTGTTTGTTTTGCAAAGTAACGATTATGTCGAAGTTCCACAACATGTCAATTGTGTTGAAAACCTCGAGGTGTTCGTGCAACAGTATGATCCACTATTAAATAACATTAGATCGTTCGAAAAGGACATGGGCAAGTATAAAAGATTTATGATCATAGGAACAAAAAAATGACAGAATTAAAAAAACTTATGAAGTTCAGGGAGAACATACATCACTTCAAAGCAGATGATCCTGGACGTGAAAAAATAGATAAAATTTTAGAAGATGCACATCATCTAGTGCCGCACAAAAACAACATGTGGGCCTACAACATCGATGTGTATGGTCCTGAACACAAAGATGAAAAAGAAACTGTTGCTTTACAGACAGTGACAGGATATCAAAAAAGAGAATTTGTAAATTATCCTCTTGAAAAGCAAAAAGACATATACAACAAATGGAAGAGTCAAAGGGAAACAATGCGTGAAGATCCATCTTACGAGAACAGGCAAAGGTCCGCAAAGCAACAGGGTTTCGCATTCAATGAACAGGTAACTGCACCATATCTATTGGTTTACTATCAGGTTCCAGGCTTTCCAACAAAAAAGCAAATGGAAAAAAATTACAAAAGGCTTTTGATAGATTACAAGGACAATGACGACTGGATCATTGCGGCGTCTATGCATGGACACGGCACTACTTTATTGGCGGCAGAACAAGGACTACATGCTAGTTTCTGTAAATGCTACTATTATTCTGAAACACAGTTCACAAATATACTTGCACCGTTAAGAAAAGGATGGAAAAATGTTGCGTTTCTCTTGGGGATAGGGTACAAAGATGGGGAGATGCCTTATTACAAAAATCCGTTGAAACCGGATATAGAGGAAATTGTGACATGGAAGTAAAAGACTCTTACTGTCCATTGCCTTTTGACACAGTGTACAGCAACAACACTGGCATATACGATCTATGTTGCTGGGCAGATCATTACAAATCCAAAAAATTTTTTGGCGATAAGGCAAACTGGAAAAACGTAGGTCCTATAGAGTTTTTCTTATCAGCGGGAATGAATAAAATAAGAGAAAAAATGTTGGCAGGTGAGAGGATAGATTCGTGTGAGATCTGCTATCAACAGGAACAAAAAGTTGGACATTCTGTGAGAACAAAACTTATAGAAGAAAGACAACCAAGCAAAGTAGAAAAAATTAACTTACGTATAAGGAACTTTGGTAACCATTGCAATCTATCATGTATTATGTGTATACCGTACAATTCCACAACAAGGCAAAAAGAATTAAAACAAGTTGGATACACAACAGACACCTGGGGAACATTTCCGGGAGTCTCATACAGCAACTTTGAACTTTTTAAAAAAGATTTAATAAAAAATGCACGACACATAGGAACAATATCTGTCACTGGCGGCGAACCTTTTGCTATTCCAAAATTTTGGAAGTTTTTTTTAGAAGACATGCCACGACAACATGCAGAAGAAATATCTATCGAAATAGAAACAAATTTGACTAATTTAAAATGGAACAAATATTGTTTAGAAGATCTAGTGGAGAGATATAAGAATGTGCAATTACTGGTCTCGTGTGATCATTATGGTGATAAACTAGGATTCATTAGGCACCCTATAGACGTGGACCAGTTTGAAAACAATCTAATGCAATATCACAGATATATTATGAAGTTAACATTGACAGTACAACTGTTAAATGTATTTGAATTAGAAAAAATAAAAGATTATTACAAAAAAAATTTTAATCTTGAAATGTCCACATTTTCGTACGTCATGGAGACCTCAGAAAAAGACAATCCTGACTGGAATGTACTGTCGGTAAGGAACCTCAACCAGAGTGCAAAAAATAAAATCATACAAATGTATAAAAATTTTAAGGACTCGGACAAGAATTTTTTTGCTGAACTAAAGTTACATGCTAAAAAGGAGACTAAAACACGCATCAATGATTACTTAGAAATATTAAGTAGAAATCGCAAAATTAACTGGAAAAAATTATGGCATAAGGAGACGGTGAATTGGAAATAGAATACAACAAAAGGAAGCCAACAATCTGTAAGTTTCCGTTTTCCGGGGTAACAATCAATCCCGACGGAAACATGGTGACATGCTGTGGAGCACCACACGTAAGCCTAGGACACATCTCTAAAGAAAAAAGTCTAACAGATTTTATTAATGGTGAATCTCAGGGATTGATCAGAGATGAATTCAAAAAAGGAAAATGGCCCTCACCTTGTTATAATTGTGAAAGAAATCGAGAAAAAGGAAAGCCGGCCCTAGTAGATTTCATGGGGGAACGGCTACCATGGAGCGATGACAACTTCAGAAACGACAAGTATGATGTCAAGTACCTAGAGTTCACGCCAAGCAACGCCTGTAATGCCTCGTGTGTGACTTGTGGATCAAAGTTCAGCAGTAAATGGATGGCCATCGACAAAGAAGCAGTCGAACAAGGACTAGGATTCCGAGAAGAAGGTACTAGGTTTGCAAAAAACAATTACAGCATGACCGACGAAGACTATGATAAAATTTTACAAATAGTACCAACTGTTGAACAACTTATGTTGAAAGGTGGAGAACCTTTTGCGGACAAAAGAAACTTGAAGTTGCTTGAAAAAATCAAAAAAGAAAAGTTAGAATGTCAAATAAATTTAATTACAAATTTGTCCATGATGAGTGACCAAATCCTTGATCTGATAAAAGATATCAAAAAATTGCATCTGGGGGTAAGCATAGACGGTATAGGAAAGCAGTACAATTGGATACGAAGCACGGAGTTTGATGATGTCGTGGCAAAAATTAACAAATATCATAGCACAACTAACAGGAAATTGGATATTATTATCACTCTTTCGATTTATAATTTTTTTAATATAGAAGACGCGATAAAATATTTCACACAAATGAAAAGTGTTGGCCGTATCAACATATTGACAGCAACTACACCCCTGTATGTTAGTCCGGCAATGATCCCACAACACATGTTAGACCGTTTCAACAAGAAACATGCAGAATCTATATGGTGTGCGAATAACCCAAAAGTAGACAGAAAGGAGTCCTTGTGGTCCTGGATCTCTCATGAAACATTAGAAGATAAAACTTATTTTTTAAAAAATAAAGATCGTGTTTTCCAATGGGTTGACTTCTTGAACCAGAAAAGGGGATTCAAAATAGAGTCGCTTGTACCTGAACTGCTAGAGATAAAGGAGTATTATGCCCAGTATAGTTAAGTTGGATTACCCTATCAATCGGAATGCTCTCTTGATCGATGCAGAAAAGGCCAGAGAGACCGCGGAACTGCACGGAGGTCCAAAGACACAGGAGGCCGGTAAATGGTTGATATCATATTATGAAAATGCTAGAATAAAGAAAATAATGAAAGATTTGAACATAAAAGGCAAGACCAGATGGTACTTTATTGGTGAGGATTTCTATGTAGAGCCACACGTTGACACAAACACAGCCAAATGTGCAGTGTGTTTTGTTTTGTCAGATAACGCATCACCGATAACAATTGACGGACAAGATCATCAATACACACAGGCACTTATCGACGTGCAACGAGTACACAGCGTGAAGAAATCAAACGAAGAAAGAATTATCTTAAGATTTTCTGTGGAAGACAAGGATTTCGATACTGTGGCGAAGGAGATTAGATACAAGGTATGAAAATATTTGCAGTCAGGATAGGAGATAGGTATGGTCCAGAGTATGAGCAATATCTACAGGACAAACTACCAGAATACGATTTTCACTGGATACATGAACCAATACAAAAAGATATATTGATGCAATGGAACAAGATGTCTGTGATGAACATGGACATTGATGAGCCGGTAGTGGTTATGGATATCGATGTGTTGCTTATAAATGACTACAAAGAACTTTTTGAATTTCCTGTAAAGAAAGGCGAATTCGTGTCAATACCAGGATGGTGGAGGGACACATTAAGGGAAGGCTACAACTTGAATGGCGGATTCTTCAAGTATTATCCCAAAGACTGCAAATACATATACGACAAGTTTATGAAAGATCATCTTAAATGGCAAAGGCACTACATAGATAACGGAGTGACCAAAGGACCGATCAACGGAGAACAGTATTTTGTAGAAGATTCTGTGAAAGAAAGACTGGAACTGAAACTTACTCCTAAAAGTTGGGTCACACGTTGGTGCAGTGACGAGGTCGTTATAGGCGGACGCGACATGGCCAAATGGCAAACTGCAACAACAATGAAATACAGAAAACTAACCGGAAACGATTACATATATCTTGGAGGCGAATTCCATCCAGATATTAAATTTGTGCATTTTACAAATCATGCAAATAAACCGCATGACTGGGAGGACTATAAATATTTCAAATGATACTATTGTACGGATATATGACTTATTGGGTAGTGGCGGCACTAGGAATAACCTACGGATACCACAGATACTTCTCACACGGTGATTACAAAGCCAGTCCATTGGCAGAAATCGTACTTCTGTATTTTGGATTGTTATGCGGTGGTAGGAGTGCATTGACCTGGGCAGGTGTTCATAGAATACACCACGCTTATGCAGACACAGACAAGGACCCACACAGTCCAAAAAACCATCCTTGGTATGTGATACTTTTCAGTTTATGGAAGGTCAAGAACATACCGCGGAAATACATGATAGACTTGATAAAAAATCCAAGAGTGATGTTCTTCCACAAATACGGAAAGCACTTAATTTTCACGCATTGGATGGTGACGCCAATATTTTTTGGCTGGAACGCTGTGATCGTAAATGCAATGTTGTTTATACTCTCCTATGTGGGATTTGGCATATTGAATTTCTACGGACACGATGCAAAAGGTCCTGCAAACAGATTTCTAATAAATTTGGTAGCACCATTTGAAGGCAACCACAAGGATCATCATGAATACTCAAGAGTTTACTAGAGATAGCAGTGTAGAGTACGTACACATGAACTTTGACGTTCCTGTGAAACAGATTCTGACAGAATACGAGTTGATCAAAGATAGGTTGGTGGTACACAGGCCAGAAGATGGACACAAAGATTGGTGTGCGGTCACACTCTATGGCTTTGATTCAGACAAAACGAACAGTCACTGGGAATACGATAGAAGAAAAAAGAGGCCCGAAATCACAGACATCGGAGACAGGTGTCCTCGTACAATAGAATGGGTTAAGAGTTTGCCATATGCAAGAATAGACGATGTAAGATTTCTTGTGATTAAACCTAAAGGTTATATAACAAAACACATAGATGTGCCTGAACGCAATTGGTTGGAACCTTTGAACATCTGTTTGAGTTATCCAAAAGGCAACAAGTTTGTGTTGAATAACAAACAAGTAGACTATGTGCCCGGAATGCCATTGGTGTTGAACATACACTACGAACATTATGTCGAGAACAATTCTGATGAAGAGAGAGTGCATCTATTGGTGCATGGCAAAAAGAAAAAGGAGTTTTGGAATCATGTTGAAACCTTTAGACAGCCATAAACCTGCTCAGTCCACTACGTTTCTTCCGCACGAAAGGACAGACGTTTTAAGGAAACTGAAAGAATACAAGTTTAACGAATCAGATAGATTGGCCGACAACTACAAAGATATAGACTGGTTGAATCTAGAGGCAATAAGTATCTACGAACGCAAAGATGAGATAGTTGGATTCTCAAGCATTATACACAGAGAAGAATATTTCGACAAAGGCGAAGTAAGAATACTGAATCGATACTACGAATCTGCCGACATGCGTAGGACGTCCAAAGTAATAGGTGACGATCATGTGTGCGAGATGGTACGGCAACAATTAGAGATGGCAAAAGAATTAGGTTACAAAAAAGCGTTTATAAGCAGATGCAGATCTCCCAGGCATCTGAAAAAACTTATAGAGAACATTGGCGAGAAGACAGGGACAAAATGGCAAATGCTGGAAGACAAGGTGGCTGTGTGCGATCCTAAATTCGACGAGTGTTGGCAATACAAGGCATGTACAGAATTATGTTAAAGAGAGATCAATTACCTGCATTCAAGAAATTACCCTACACATTTGATGTGGAACGCATTAATGAGATAGTGAGGAAAATGCCTGTACAGGAAGATGATCTAAAAGTAAAGGAAGGGTATGGCGACCTTGTTGGAGGAAAGACATCAAAATTGCAAAAAGCATTTGGATTAAAATTTACAAGCATAGAAGATGCCTACGAATTTTTAGTGAACAACGATGTGGCCGAATCCGAATTATACAAAAACGACAGTCAGATTACGAAAGCACTAGGAAACAAACGTATGGCCTGGGATTATAGGAATTATGTCAAACCGTATGAGAATTACATAGTAAAAGATAAAGAAGGCAAGTTTGAAGTAAATGGATCTCCATACAAGCAAATAGCACTCACTGAATACAATCCTGAAATGGAAGACAGAGTCTATGACAAAAAAATTCCAAAAAAAAGATTGGATGAAAGACATTATAACAAAGTCAAAGATTGGGTAAAGGGCACATACATAGAAGAAGTGCTGAACAGTTTCAAAGCCGAGCACACAAGGGCCAGAATTGCTGTGATGGATCCAGGTGCATATATTGGTGATCACATAGACTACAATACAGATTACAGTGTGAGATATCACATACCACTGACAACAAATGAAGGGTGCGGCTTCCATGTCATAGATAAAAATGGTGTAAAACACGAACAAACAATGGCCCCTGGAGAATGTTGGTTTCTTAACCAAGGTTTGAAACATAGTGCATGGAACAAAGGCAAAACAACGAGAGCACACATTATAATATCTTTCTTAGGACAGGAGGATCTTGATGCTTAATTACATAGAAACAAATTATCCTGTGAACGAGTTGTTGCTCAAAAGTTATATGAACAATCAATGGGAAGACAGTAACGATTTGTATAAAGAATATATGAGTTGGGAAAACAACAAATTTTTCGTACAAGAAATAAAAAGTTTTGATAGGCCTTTGTTAAGAGAAATTAAAAAAATATGGAATTACCTTGGTATACGCCCTCAAGAATGGCGTTGTAATTTCTTTCGTGTATTGCCCGGGGGAGAACTTCCGTTACACACAGATGTGTTGAGCAAATGTTCTGTTGTAATACCAATGACAGAAATGACAGGAGAACTATATTTTGCCGATGGCACAGAAGTGCTGTACAACAATATGACTGTAATTAATACAAAAGTTGCCCATGGTGTCAAAGCACCAACAAAAGAAAGAATTGTTTTTCATATGGGCATTCATGACGTACCTTTTGGAGATATAAAATGTATTGCCATGAATTAGACTTTGAGTTTGACGCTAACCTTAGGGCAAAACTTTTGCAACAGGCTAAAGCAAATACTTTCAAATATCACAAATCTATACTGAGCAAACAAAAAACAAACTATGAGGTATGCAGTACCTATGACGATCAATTGACTGTATCAAAGGAAATGTTAGAAGCCAAAGAGATTATTACAAAACTTATGTGTGCTCCAGCAACAATGAATTTCATAAGGTTGAAGCCAAATACAGATATGGCACCACACATAGACGCTCACCATACAAAGCACAGAAATTGTGTTTTGCTTACCTTGTTGGCTCCAGACGACATGCCCCAGGAAACTAGGTTAGAATTTTACGACGAGAATAAAAACGTAGCACACACGCATCTTTATTCAAAAAAATCTTTATTAGCAACCACGGACACATTACATAATGCATTTAATGAAACAAATCATGATAGGTATAGTTTTCAGATGTCCTTTACACAATCAATAAAAGAACTATTGGAGATGTATGACTCACGTACATAAAGCAAAACAACTAGGAGTTTATGGTAAAGACCTGGTACACAATCCAGATGACAAATCGTTCGAAGGATTTATTCCAGAAGAACAGCCATACCAAATAGATTTTCTAGACGACTTTGAAATAGAATATTGTAAAAAATTTTATTATGATAGGGTAACAAGCGAAGTTGTTCAGTTGAATAAAAGCCATTTCTTTTTGGTATATCCTCTGAACTATCCTGAATTGAGAGAAATATTAATTCCAAAACTTAATGAACAATTTGGCAAATGGTTCAGTTACAGTGATATCAATAACGATAAACAAAAACAAAGTTCTGATTTTTATTTTTGGCAACAAGGAATTTTTGCTCCTCACACAGATTCATTGATTCACATACCTGGCTATGTGCCATACAAAGATGTTTTGATTCCTTTAGAAATGGAGGGCGGTGTAGATTCGCCATACTACACATTTAATCAACGTTGGTACGGAAGAGGATGCCATTTCAAATATAAACACATTGATAATATGTTTGCTCTTTATTCAGATATCATGAGAGAGAAGCCATATGGAGAATATAAGTTTTTTAAAAACTATGAATCTGATCCTGACAAGATGATATCTAAAGACTGGTATGATGAATACTTTGGTGAAATTTATAATTACGAAATGCTTCAAGGCTTCAGTCTTAATAAAATGTTGCCATGGACACCTGGCAGAGCCATTGTTACAGACAGTTCTATGATACACGGTGCAACAAACTACAAAATTAAAGGTGGCAAGTATAAACTAGGCATCACACTCAGACTGTTTAAAAATATCCCTGAATACAAGCCTTCTACAGTATTCAGTGTTTTCCCCCAGATGCAAGGGTTCAGCGAATGCAAGGCAGATCCAAGAATGGAGGAAGATGCCTAAATTTTACAAATCCAACCCGGCTAGTGTACTTCCCCCAGACAAGGACATAATACATGACCCAGATATAAGATTTTTTGAAAATGAAGATGAACCATCCTACATGATTGAAAATTTCATCGACGAAGGCGAAATATCTGCCTTGTTAAATTTTTTCAATCAAGAGTATGAAGAAAACGGAGAAAACATTAACAACAAGATCTTACATATAAATCATCCTAGTAGATATGAACTTGTAAGAGAAATCACACACAGCAAATTGCAAAAACAATTCGGTGACTTTACATATTACAGCGATGTGAGTGACGATCCCATAAATGTTGGTGATCAGTTTTTCAAAATAGTATCTCCATATCAGTTGCACACAGATTGCGTGACTCACATTCAAGGTTACAAGCCATACAAGGACATAATCATACCCATAGCCATGTCAGATGATGTAGAACTATTCTATTATATCTGTGAACAGCGTTACAAAAGCCGAGGCACACAATTCCAGAAGGGAAGGCAAAACAAATATTTTCCTAGTTACAGCAACGTGTTGCGAGAAAGACCATACGAAGAATATGGTGTTGAAAATGTAAAATATGGAGCGATTCCTCAAGAATGGTTCCAAAAACATGTGAGTGAAAATGTATCACTTTCGGCATACGAAGGGATAAGCATAGAAAACACGTTTGCTTGGAGTCCAGGCAATGCCATTGTACAAGATTCGTGTGCTATCCACGGTTCAAGCAATTATAATATTGACAAGATCAAATGGAAGATTGGATTGACATTTCATCTGCTCAAAGCAGACCCAAATTACGGAAAACCGATAGATGGGCACTTTTACACTAAATTTAGCAGGTACACAAAGCCTTTAATCGAAGCATAAATATCCGTACATGGCGTATAAGATTAACAACACATTCGGTACCCTATTGGTGACTCTAGCAGATGGAACCATTGATACGGCCACAACGGACCTCACACTATTTGGAAAAGGTTACGCAGGTTTTGGTGAGAAACTGAATGAGAACCTTATCAAACTATTAGAGAATTTTAACAACACATCTGCACCTTCAAACAAGATACAAGGACAACTTTGGTTCGATCAAACCAACAAACAGATAAACGTTTACGATGGTACAAAATTCAAACCGGTTGGTTCACCGACCAATTCGGCCACTGCACCATCAAATGCTGTCAAAGGCGATCTTTGGTTTGACACAGCAAACAGTCAGTTGTACTGTTACGACGGTACAGCATTCACACTGATTGGACCAACTACGATTGCAGGATCGGGCGTGACACAGGTTGTGACAGAAACTGTGAAAGACAACACAGGTGTGTTTAGATCAATATTAAAACTTGTGACCCAAGACACAGTGGTTGGTATAGTATCCAACCTTGCGTTCACTCCAGATTCGAGTGAAACCAATGCGGCGGCCTTGATAGCGGCAGGTTTCGCATCAGTGGCACAGGGTGTTCAACTTTCAAGCACAGTATCAAGTGCGAAGTTCAGAGGTACAGCAACAGACTCAGACGCACTTGGCGGAGTTGCGGTTGCAAACTTCTTAAGATCAGACGGAAACGATTCGACGTCGGGTCATTTGGAAATATTAAATGACAACGGTCTAAGGATTGGTGCAGGTAGTGACATCACCATGACCATGTCGGGTGATAACTTCACTATTGCCAATGTTACACAGGACGGAAACATAGCATTCACAGTAAATGACGGTGGTGCAACAAAAACAGTATTGACTATGCAAGGTGACAGTGGTGATGTAAGAATACACGGTAGCCTAACAGTGGATGGTGATTCCATCACAAGCAACACATCAACTCTGACTGTTGAAGACAACATTATAGAATTAAACAGAAATGTGTCATCCAACTCAGGCATGCCTAGTTATTCAGGAATCAAAGTAAACAGAGGCGATGCATCAACAGCCACAGAACAAGATCTGTTTTGGGTATGGGACGAAACGTTTGCAGATGACGGCACAACAATTTATGGCAATTCAGGCGGAGCCTGGACAGCATTCAAATCATCAGATGTTGGTGGCACAGAGATGTCTGCCCCAACGTTGGTAGATATTAGAGCGAACGTGGTACATGCGACAGCCACAGCGGCACAATACGCGGATTTGGCTGAGAGGTACGAATCCGATGGTCCATTGGCGATTGGAGAAGTAGTCATTCTAGGAGGTTCTGCAGAGATAACAAAATGCAACGATGAACTTTCAGATGCAGTATTTGGGGTCATATCTGATTCACCAGCATTTTTGATGAATGCAGAGGCCGGAAATAACGACACACACCCAATGGTAGCACTAAAAGGGAGAGTGTTTGTTAAATTAAAAGGCACTGGTAAAGCAGGTGACCGTGTAGTTTCTGCAGGAAACGGCGAAGCAAGGGTGGCCAATTTAAGCGAGTGTACTGCTTTTAATGTGTTGGGACGTCTAATCAAGGATAAATATAACGAAGGCACACAATTAACTGAGTGTGTAATAGGAATTAAATAAAAGTATGGCATACGCGGCAGGGGATAAAATTTTAGACGACGAATACAACACGTTCGTCAATAGTTCATCAAGTCCATTTGGATACAACCACTTTGCAGGAACAGGTGGCTCAGGCGCTGACGGACTTTACGGTTTAGGGCAAACGCATATCCCAGTTGTGTCCGGCGGAGATACAACAATCACAGCGGCACACTGGAATAGTTTATTGACTGCTATGGACAACATAGCCAATCACACAAACGTTTCAGTAACAGCAAGAACACAGGTCACATCAGGTGACACGATCAAGATAAAAGCGGCTGTAGAAGCAGACTTGGCATCATTAGCGGCGGCAGTAGCGGCAGGATGTCCATCGGCAACAGCGGTTGCAGAGTCATCGGAATTACAAAGTGCTCAGTCATCAACAAGATGGACAGGATCACACACAGTAGAATTTACAGTAACTTTTGCAAGTGGCGACAACCTAAGACACTTCTTCAACGCAGGTGGTAGGATCAGAGTCAAACTTACAAGAACTGGTAACGGTGGTGGTTCAGCAACATCAAAAGATGGATCAGTTGATGAAATGATCACAGCGATGGGCAACTTCGACATAGGTTCGGCAACGTCAACAAGATCAGGATCAGGTGAGACACTATCCACAGATGGTTTTGCGAACGGCGTGGCAGACCTTGGAACAGGTTACTCAACAATATTCCTACTTACACAGTCATCAGGAACTTACACTTCAATGACACTCAAAGGTGAGGCAAAAGTCAACAACGGAACGTACGGAAACGACACGATAGTCACTGTCAAGATGACATTGACTGATGCAGACTCCGGAGACAGTGAATTCACAAGTGGTAACACATCAGGTGTTGACCAGTACGCAAACTTCATTGGACAGACTGACTTTGCACTACACACAGTCAACCCAACAACAGCACAGGGTCTAGCAAGTGTGGCGTCCATCTCAGCGAGTGCGATCGCAAGTAACACAACAGCCTAATAATAATAACTATTCGCAGGACCAATTCTTCCTTTACCAATTGACGGCCAAAATAATTAACTGTATAATTCAGTTATGGATATTGGCAATCTTAAACAACACGCTGACCTCAACTTCGAGGTAGCCCAAGCAAAAAAGAACGCTCTTGAGAAATTGCGATCTAGACAGATAATCGCATACAACGAGAGACTGTTCAGTGCGGATGCCGATACCATTAATCTGGTAAGCACACTTAAACAAATCAAAGACGAGTTCTATGTTTTAGATGTAAACGACAATCCCTGTCACATAAAAGAACCACAAGTTTTTCTTGAAAAATTGATAGAAAGAAACCAGGAGACATTAAACGCTTATCATCTACTACACGAGGATCTCGCTAACAAGAGATCTAAATGACAACTGGCGTATTATTGTATTGTTTCGACACCCCCGAAGTAAAATATCACAAGTTGGCAGAGCGTTGTGTACACCAAATACGTAAACATCTAAATCTAGAAATCACTATCGTGACCAATATGGAAACGTACAAAGAAATGAAGCCAATGGGCATGATCAATTACAAGTTGATTGAAAATTCTACAACCAACACAAGGCCTTACAGGGGAAATAGTGTTGCCTGGTACAACAAGGAAAGAAGTATGGCCTATGACCACTCCCCCTATGACATTACTATATTAATGGACTGTGATTATTTTGTTTTTTCATCGGTGCTTTTGGAATTGACAAAAACTAACTTTGAAATAATGTTGCATGACAAAGTACATGATCTCACAGGACAGGACAGTATTAAAGGCACAGACGAAGCAACACTGAAATTAGTATGGGCAACAGTCACTTTGTTTCGTAAATGCAAAAACACACGTGCAGTATTCGACATGATAACGCATGTTCAAAACAACTATATTCATTACAGAAACCTGTACAGGATAAGATATCCAAACTTTAGGAATGATTATGCATTCGCCATTGCCATGCATCAAATGAAAGTTGGAAACTTTATAAAAACAGCCATGCCGATGTTGGCCGATTCTGTTGATGTAATTGACAGTGATGATGACGGTGTAATATTCAAATATGATGACAAAGTAAATTTCACATCTGGACAAGATTTACACATCATGGACAAGGAGTGGTGTAATGGATAAAGGATTCATGTGGTTTGCACTCAATAACTCCACAACAGACTACGTTGAGTTAAGCAAAAGACTTGCAGAAAGTATAAAGAAGCACAACGAACATAACAGTATATGTCTGGTAACAAATAAGGAAGTTGATGACGAACTTTTTGATCACGTGAGAGTGTTAAAGCAAGATGCAAGTGTCAATGAAGAATGGAAATTGAGTAATGAGTACAAAGCATTTAGGTTAACACCTTTCACACATACTATAAAACTTGAAGCAGACATGCTGTTCACACAAAATACAGATTGGTGGTGGAATCAATTGTGTCAACATGACCAGGTGTTTTCTTACAACTGCAGAAATTACAGAGATGATGTTGTGGAGAACAGTTTTTATAGGAAATTATTTGCTAGGAACCAATTACCTGACGTATACAACGGGTTACACTACTTTAGAAAAAGCGTAAAGGCAAAAAAATTTTATGACATATGCGAAACTATTATTAAAAATTGGCAGACAGTCAAAAACAATGTACTGATCGCCTGCCATGACGAACAACCTACAACTGATGTTGTGTATGCATTGGCCAATAAATTACAGGATCCTCTGCAATTACAGAAAGTCAACTTCAAATGGTTTCAGTTTATGCACAACAAACAGCATATCAACAATATAAACACAGGGTTTGACAACAACAATTATCTCTTTCCAATTAAAGTAGGTGATGCCTTGTACATAGGCGGACACAAACAGGATAGGATTGTACATTACCATGATAAGCAAATACCAGGAGAACTAGATGCCAGGATTTTTTGAAGCATTTAATAAATTGCAATCGCCGAAAAAGAAAGTGCATACAGTGACCATAAAAGGACAAAGCATAGTGGTCACATTGGAGCAAAAATTGGATGTGATCAAGAATGGTGAGTACGCATACGAATGGACGTCACCTACTACGTTTGCACTGAAGGAAAAACCAAAAACTAGCAGACAGTTTCCAACGCTAGAAAAATCAGAACTGGGATACGTTTTCAAAGACAGAGATCCATTTTGGGTAGATGGCATAGACAAAGGAGGGCACACATGGCAGATAAAGTCCGAGTAAGTGACCTAGATTTTGTTTACATCAGTTTTAAAGAGCCTAACAAGGAAGAGAACTGGGCGGACCTCAAGAACAAGGTGCCATGGGCCAAGCGTGTGGACGGTGTTGTGGGATTTGATTCAGCACACAAGGCCGCGGCCGAGAAAGCGGAAACAGATTTCTTCATAAGTGTGGACGGAGACAACATAATCGATGAGAGTTTCCTTTTGCAGACACTGGATTGGACAAAGACAAACAAGAAACATGTGCATAGATGGCGAGCAAAGAATAATGTAAATGGGTTGGTATATGGAAATGGTGGACTTGTAGGTTGGGACAAGCAGACCTGCCTAGACATGAAGACACACGAGAACGCAGAGAGTGAAGAAAACAAAATAGATTTCTGTTGGGGAGTGCCACACGAGAATCTACACAACTGTTATTCGGACACAGTGATAAATGCAACACCACAGCAGGCATTCGTGGCAGGATTCAGAGAAGGTGTCAAAATGTGTACAGACAAAGGCAAGCCTATATCTGCTGGAGAGTTCGCAAGGATATGGCCCACGAACTTACGTATACTTTCCACATGGTGCACCATTGGTGCCGATGTGGAGAACGGCAAGTTTGCGATGTTGGGTGCGAGGATGGGCAGTTTCTACTCGGTGGTCGATCACAAGAACTATGACTTCGATGTGAGTGATCTGAACGGCATGGCGGACTACTTCCATGCATCTGTGCAACCGGCCAACATGAGTAGAGAATTAGAGATGTGGGGCAACAGTCTAAGACAGCAACTTGACATGCCCATAGCAGAATTCAGCGAGGCAGACAGCAGGTTCTATCGTTTCGTAATGCCACAACATGTCAACAGAGGAGTGCAAGACCGTGAGTACTAGTGACTACAAAGCAGACGCACTAAAGGCCAAAGAGAAACTGCAACAAGTTTCTCCAACCATGTGCCTGGCCAAGTGGAACCAAACATCACTGCACCTGCCAACAGGACTGACCAATTCATGCTATCATCCGCCACTGCACAAGATCGATGAAAAGCAACTAGAGAGGAATCCAGCCGCACTGCACAACACAGTGGAGAAACTGGACCAAAGATTCAAGATGCTACAAGGAGAACGTCCGGACGGATGTTCGTACTGCTGGAAACTAGAGGACACTGGGGAGATGTCGGACAGACACTACCGTTCCGGTGAACCATGGGCCATGCAGGACTTTGAGCAGATTAGACAGAATCCAATGACAACTCGTTGGACACCGAGGTATGTGGAGGTAAACTTTAACAACGCTTGTAACTTCAAGTGCAGTTATTGTTCTCCACAGTTCTCAACAACGTGGGGCAAGGAGATTGACAGGTATGGCCAATATCCCACATCTCCTCCCCACAATGCACCAGAGCACTTCCAGGGAAGGAGACGTCCAATACCCAATCGTGAGGACAATCCCTACGTGACAGCGTTCTGGAAATGGTGGCCCACATTGTACAAGAATCTCAAACACTTCCGTATGACTGGCGGAGAGCCCATGATGGATGTAAACACATACAAGGTGTTTCAATACATTATGGATCATCCAAAGGATGACCTGCACCTTAACGTCACAAGCAATATGTGTCCTCCAGATAAAAAACTGAAGGAGAAGTACTTCAACATGGCACAGAACATATGCATGGAGAAGAAGGTTGAACACATGATGCAGTTCGTGTCAGTGGATGCATGGGGAGAAAAAGCAGAATACATACGACATGGATTGGATTTCAACTACATGATGGACAACGTGGAGGAATTCCTGGACCGTATACCTGTGCGTAATTCTATCACATTCATATGCACTTACAACAACCTAAGCATAACAAGTATGGACAAACTATTACAGAAGATACTGGAACTGCGTAGCAAGTACTCCAAAACCTATCAGAGGGTATGGTTCGACGTGCCACTG